CGGTCGCATCCCAGGTCGCAGCCCAGGTCGCAGCCCGGGTCGCATCCCAGGTCGCATCCCGGGTCGCATCCCAGGTCGCATCCCAGGTCGCATCCCGGGTCGCATCCCAGGTCGCATCCCGGGTCGCAGCCCGGGTCGCATCCCGGGTCGCATCCCGGGTCGCAGCCCCGGTCGCATCCCAGGTCGCAGCCCAGGTCGCATCCCAGGTCGCAGCCCAGGTCGCAGCCCGGGTCGCATCCCGGGTCGCATCCCGGGTCGCATCCCAGGTCGCATCCCGGGTCGCAGCCCGGGTCGCATCCCAGGTCGCATCCCGGGTCGCAGCCCGGGTCGCATCCCGGGTCGCATCCCAGGTCGCAGCCCAGGTCGCAGCCCGGGTCGCATCCCAGGTCGCATCCCGGGTCGCATCCCAGGTCGCATCCCAGGTCGCATCCCAGGTCGCATCTTTTACAGTAGTCATGGCGGTTGCCTTCCGTGTTGGGTGTTCAGGACTGCAGTTTGAACGGCAGATTGGGTCGCATCCCAGGTAGCAAACGCGGTCGCCTTCCGGACCACCTTCCGGGTCGCCTTCCGGGTCGCCTTCCGGACCACGCGCTTGGCGGTGATCATGATGGGTCGACCAGACACTTGTTCGGGGCCGGCCGCTTGTACGGCCGATGCCGGTTCTTCAGGGGCCGGACGAACTCGTCCATCAGGCGGGTGGTGGGGTAGCCCCGAGCCGCGGCCTTCTTTGCGGCCTTCGCGGTGCGGTCGATGATCTCTCCGGGAAGATTTTTGTCCTTGGCCCGGCTGACCAAGGTGTGGATCACCCGGTCGAACCGGTGATTCTCATAGGGGTCATGGCCCTTGTGGGGGTCATGGCCCTTGTGGGGGGCAGGGTTATGGTTCATGGTTGTGTGTCTCATGTGAGTTGGGACAGAGGCTATTGTACCTACGTTAGTCGGACGTGGGCAATAAAAGCGTCTGGCCTGCCACAGGCAGGTCAGACAGTTGGCTCACCGCCGGTGAGCCAACCTTATGCGAGGCTACTTGTCTTCGACAGGCTGAAGCTGAGGCTGAAGCTCAGACTGAGGCTGAAGCTCAGACTGAGGCTGCACTTCGGCCTCATCGGCCGTAAAGCAGCAGGTCCCGGCGTAAATCCCCAACAGGTACACGGTGTTCCAGCTGGGGCTCGGCGGGCGGATTTTGAGGCAGAGGTCCAGTTCCCCGAAGGCATCGCGCCTTAGGAAAAAGGAGCCTGGGGCTAGTTCTGAAAATTTCATTTCGGACCTCCATTGTAGGGCCGGCCCAAGCCGGCCTCGATGAGACGGGAGGAGAGATCGGTTCCGTCTGGCAAGGTGATGTGGGCCAGGTAGTAGCCCCACTTCGAGACCTTCTCAGTGCGAAGGGTGACCGTCTGGCCTGCCTGCGGCAGGTCAGACGTTGTCTCTGCTCCGCAGAGGTCAAGCACGAACTGTTTCGCAGACTGATAGAGAGGTTGGCCCTTCTCGGGGGTATCTACCCCTGCGAGCCGGACCCGCATTCGGGCGGAAAGCTTAAACCCCAGGTCCACGGTGAGGTCGAGGGTGTCGCCGTCGACCACGTGGTCGATAATTGCGGAGTAAGTGTACATCAGGGCTCCTGTGAATTCCTTTGGGTTGCACGATAGAGGGACTCCTGTGCGGGGGTAGTAGTGGCCTCGTCGAGGGCCATTGACACGACGTGGAACCCGGCCTGGGCGAGGTTCAGGGCCCTGAATAGGGTCAGGGCCCTCAGGTCTATGTAGGTTCCGTCCATTGACATCGAGAGGAGGCATTGATCCGTCAGCCGCTCGCGGGGTGCGTATAGCCTGTCTGTCGTGTTCATGGGGATTCCTGTGCGGTGGCGGTCTTCAAGGCTCTATGAGGCTCCAGATCCGCGGTGGGACCCGTGACGACGAACATGAGGTCTGCCACTTGGTCGCGAATGTCATCGTAGGTCTCTGAGCCTACGGTGTCGATGGATGTTATGACCATGACGACGTCCCAGTGCCTGTTGTAAGTGAGATCGGCGGGTTTGCGGGTGGTCATGGGGTTCCTCTGTCGGGACCTGGGCCTTCCAGGGCCTTTGTGGTTTGGTGAAGGGCCACGTGAACGGGAACGCTTACAAGACGGTAGGAGGCACTCCACAAGGGGGCGGAGAAAACCATGTGCGCTTTTACATTCAGGGTCCCAGCTAACAAGGCATCCGGGGCCTCAGCGCCGGACAATTGTCGGCGGGTGGTGTTGTAGGTCTGTAGGAGCGTATTCATAAGACATCCAATTGTTAAGTTCTTCAGCCGCGGCCTCGGCTTCTGCCTTTGAGGAGAACTCGCGGTATGGATAAGGGTAGTCGCCCTCGAATTGGATGAGGAGCCAGGGCCGGGGCCCTGAGCTGGGTCTGACTGCAAAACTGTTCATCTTTTTTAACTCCCCTGTCTTCGGCAGTGTAACTGATCTGCGATTTAAGAAAATTTCGCAGAAAGTGGGTTTGTTGCGTGTTAGCCACTTGTTTTTTAGAAACTTTGCGCGACGAATAAAACGTTATATAACGCTTTATGTTCTCCGGGTTCTGGAATGGTCATTTTTTGACCACCTCCGACGCTTGGCCTCGCACATATTTTGGAATGTTTTAGAAGGTTTAATTCTGTGGATAACTAAGCAAAAGATACACTTTCGCTAGCAACTATTTTTGAGTTATCCACAGAATGGTCTTGAAACCACCCCGCGAAATGTGCATCAAAACGACTATAACGCAAACTACTGTTTCAATTTTTATTACTATCTGACCAAAAAATAACTTAATTTATTTTATGGGATTTACGAGTTTGTCGGCCAGGAACGCCTCCTAAGCCATTTGTCAAGAGTCTCAATGACAAACTTGCGTTCATTCTCAGAAAGTGACGCGGTTTTCACCGCACAAGCAAGTACATCGAGAGACACAAAGTCTCCCAAATCAGGCGGGGTTGACACGCAATTTCCGCACCGCTTGACATAGAGGGCGCCACAGATTTCACAGAATTTGACACTTGTCTTGGCCATTCCTTTACCACTCCGTAATGGTTTCATGTGGGGTAACTAACAAATTATAAGAATCTGGATGCGTAATGCTATTACTAAAACTTCTGGAAGCCTTGAATTTAGCGGCACTCAGAATTCTTCACTTTTATTTTCACGGTAATTCGATTTCCAAAATGTGGGTATATGGCCCCCTAAAATGGCACTTTCATAATGTTTTTTGGTTGCAAAAAAACTTTGTGTTTTCGATCTAAGGCTCTATACCTATACATTTGTACTTTGATAATTACTTGTATAATTTATTACGTTTTATTCTACATCTCACTATTTTCAGTGCCTTCAGAACTTTTTTCCACAGCCGCAGTCATACACTCTAGTGAAGTTGGATGAGAGTTCTATCTATTTTTGAAGAATGGACGTTTCGTCACTCACTGTAAGACGGTCAAGTCACAACCAAAGAGGCAAGGCCCCCGCAAGGCTAAAAAGGGCCTCTAATTTACTCCGGAGAAACAGTCATGACACCAAGATTGTCGCCAAAACAGTTTCTAACCAATTGTGGAATGATAATCGCACAAAATTCAAAAAATTGGCCAGAAAAGTACCGGGACGACGTCTTCTACATTAGAAGGTTCGTAACTGTAGACTTATTGAACGCCCACTGGACCTACGAGCAGATCAAAGAGCTGGTAGGTGTCGCCTCCGCGAGCATCCACCGGTGGTGGACGACCTATAAGGAGGGCGGATACGATGCTTTGGCCGCCCTCCCGCGACCGGGACGCCGCGAAGGGGTCCGCCCGCCCAGGCGAACCCTGAGCGAACCGGCCCCGCGACTGTGGGGCCAGTCGCGGGTGATCGCGAAAAAAGAGGTGATCCGAAGGATTTTCGAGGAGGGGCACACTCAAAACCAGGTCAGTCGGGACATGAATATCCGCGTTGCCACCGTGAACAGCTGGGTCAGAAGGTTCCGGGAGGACCCCGAAACCTTCCTAGACCCCACCCGCAGGGACTATTACAAGGGCCGCCCGCGAACCCTTGCGGAGGCGCTAGCGAACCTTGAGGCCGGGAGAACCCGTCTCAACGCGGCCGATGTTGGGCTCCCCGAGCCTCTCCCAATCCCCGATTGGGAGTTTGAGGTCGAATAACGGTCTCAAGGCCGGCCGCTTGATCACAAACGGCCACGCTTTGGCCGGGTCGAGCACCAATCGCCGCCGAAATTCGGCCTTGAATGGCCCTTGCGGACCTGAATTGGGCACCGCAAGGGCCGGGTAGAGGGCCAGAATCTGGGCCTCGACCTGGTCTAGTTCCTTCTCGATCGCACGCTTCGCCTCGCGAAGCGTGGTGAGACGCTGGGCCAAGTGTTCTCCGCTATCAATCTGCAGGATCGCAGCCATATTGCATTCTCCTTGACAAAAGGTTATGCTTCGCCGCAGCGAAGCATAAAGGAACGGCCGGTCAACCCGGCCGTTTTTCGTTTTGGCTGGCGGTTTTACCGCCAAACCGGACTTAGAGACTCGTGGAATAACCGGGCCCGGGCTTTCCGGGCTTGCTTCTCCCGGAAAACGTCGAGAATGAGGGTCTCCCGCACCTCCGCGGACAGCGCAAGAAACCCCTTAAGGATTTCTCTGGCCTCTCGCGAGAGGCCAGAGGGCTGACAATGGGACTGCCTGGCCGCCGCCAGAACGGCGTCCAGGACTTCGTTGGGGGTTCTGGTGAGGTCCATGGCACTACACCGGCGTCAGGTCGGCGTAGTGGTCCAGGCCCTCGAATCGGATGATTTCCAGGGCCTGGGCCCGGTACGGATTGGACTCGGGCTCGAATTCTGGTCCGAAGACGTCTTCGTCATCGGAGTTGAGTTCTTCGATCAAGCGGAGAATGGCTTCTGTGAGAGTGGTCATTGGTTTCACCGTGTGAGTGGACAAGAAAAAGGCCCCGGAGCGGGGCCTCTAGTGAAGAGAAAGTAACGCCCTGGTCGTGGGGCGTTACTAGGGTCTGACCTACTTCTGGTAGGTCAGTTGCCAGCCATCCTGGACCTTCGTCCAGTCGGTTTCGGTGTTCCGGTCGAACTTTTCAACGATCCTGAGCACAGCCCCGATCGGGGCTCTTTCCAGGGCCTCGGCCTGTTCTTCGCCGTACGACTTGCGGTCGTACGCCTTTACGCAATGCCTCGGCACCGGAAACGGCACCGCGGTGCCATCAGGATTGAATATCGCGACCTCGGCACCGGGGTACATATACCCCCCGCCGTAAGAGGCCAGCCGCCCGCAGGCGACCAGCATTTGTTCCGGGGACAGGATTTCCCCGTTTTCGATTTCCCCGCCCTCTTCTTCCGCCGCTTGGCGGAAGTTTTCTTCCGCCACGGCCCAGATGTCGGGCCAGACTTCGGCCGCCAAAGCGTAGGCATCCTTCCGGACGCCTTCATCGAAGCACTCGTATCCTGATTTCAGGATCGTTCCATCTTGGGCCAGCACGCCCATGGCGTACTGGTCTGCGTTGGCACCGAGGAACCCTCCGGTTTCCACGTGCCGGAGCACGCGGAGGGCGGCTTGTGCGGTCATCAGGGAGTAACCCGCTTCGCGGGCGGCGGCATTCACTTGATTGATTTCATAGAACATGGTCATTCTCCTGTGAGCAAAAGAAAGGCCCCGATTCTATCTCGGAGCCCGGTTCAGAACACCCCTGACAAGCTTGTCAGAGGTAGTGGGCCACCCCGTCCGCCAGGCCCCGCAGGAGGGCCGACATGACGGGGCAATCCTGGCAGAAGGTCTGCCAGGGGATCGTGTCCAGATGGGCCGGACAGTCGGCACTAGGGCCGATGTAGAGCGGGAGGTTCCCGCAAAAGGCGATGATGAGGGTGTCCATTGGGCATCTCCCAAGTGAACATGGGCCACAGAATGGCTGCGATGAGCAAAATAAAGGCCAGGAACGTCAGCCATTCCTGGCCCTCTCGATTGCGCCAGGCTTGGATGGCGCTCAGGATGATCAGCGCTAATGAGCTGGTACCTAGTAGCGCTAGGAGTGCAAGTTGCATTTTGGAACTCCCTTTGTTAAGCCCACGAAACATGGACTTAATAAAGGGCCGGATTAGGGTGCTGAACGTCGATCAGCGCGCGGTTTTGGCCCTAATCCGAACCCGTGAGGTCTGTCAGTGAGAGTTAACCTGTCTCAATGCTCATCCGCCCTTCCCGCTTGTCTCTGGTTTAATCGAGGAAACGGATTGGGGCCATCCATGGCCATGGGAAGGGGTTAGTGCAGCATCTCAGGGTTTGGAGCTGACAGTGCAACGAAGGGACCGCAAACCGGACGGCTTGCTGGCGAAGGGAAAAGGGAAGCACCAAAACCCCGCCGGATTGCTCCGGCAGGGTGTTGGTATGGGACGGGGGAGGGTTAGGCGGCCTTTTCCAAGGCCGGGGCGTTCTTTGTCAGGATGGTGCCCTTCTCCAGGGCCGCCAATTGTGCTTTGAGGGCTGAATTCTCAGCCTCAAGGTCTTTGATTCTCTGGTCTTTTTGCTGGTAAGCGGACTTGCCAGCCAAAGCCGCAAGGGCCATCTCGACTGCCGCTTTCGCGGCCGGGTCGCCGACGCATTCGGCGCTGATTCCTTCCAGGTACTTCTTCAGTCTGGCGCCCGCCTCGGTTTTCTGGGCCGGGGCTTTAGGTTCCTTGGTCGGAGGAATCCAGAAGGGGGTTTTCTCCGCTTCATCAAGACGCCATTCTTTCTTACTGCCTTTCGGCAAGAAGAACTTCCCGGTTTTGCCGTCGAAGCTGGGTTTCCCGTGGGTTTTCACCCACTGGACGAAGTCGCTCCTCTGGCCGCCCCGGAGCACTGCCATGAACGCATTCAATGGGGCGCAGTGCCCGTCCACGCTGGCTCGGAGGGCTTCCACGGCCAAGCCGTGACCGATCGTTGCGTGGCTTTTGCTTTCCTTGCCGTAATTGGTGATACGGGAAATAAGGTCGGCGTATTTTTCGTTGGTCTGATTGGTCATTTTCGTATCCTCATGTGAGTCTTTGCCGCAAACCGTCTGGTTTGCGGTCCCTTCGTTGCAAGTTGAAACAGGTTCGAGCGGATGTGCGGGTTGATTACCTAAAGCCCTGACATTGCACCACGAAACTGACGCTAAATTGTCCGTTCCTACGGTTAAGTAGACTGTAACACTGGTGTTACAGATCCATCGCAACTTGTTTCGACCCTGAAATAGCAGTCGAAACTCACCCGATGGCGGGTTTAACGTCAATCCGCGCGGGATTGTCCGCTTGATGCCCCTTCCCAAGTGGGAAAGAGCCCTGTTCCGTTGTTAAAGAGCGTCCCTGTTGCCAGGGTGCGGCCCGCCGGCCGCTTTTGCAGATCGCTGAGGGCGATCTAACCTTCAAATTCCGCTGTCAACAGCGGAATTTGATCTCTTACCGTGCCGGTATCGGCATCTCTTGCCGTTTTGCCGGGACTACCGGCATTTCCACCATCCTTGGTGTCGGCGCTGTGCCGACACTGGCGGCCAATTCGGCCGCTGAGGCCGTTTCGAGGCCGATGGCGGTCTCTTTGACGGGGTGTGTAGTGCAACCCGTCAAGAGAATCAGCATCAGAGCAACTTCTTTAAACATAGTGAGGTGTCCCGTCGGCCATTTTCTTCAACAGGGCGCCCATCACAGGGCAGTCCTCAACAAAACTTTGCCATTCCATCGTTTCAACTCCCATGGGCTCGCCGCCCTTGGGACCGATGTACAGGGTGATGCCCCTGTACGTGCCGACCACTAACTGCCTAGTGGCCGTGTTGTTGGTCTTGGTCTTCATGGTGGTGTCCTTCTTTGTTGTGGAGCATGGTTACAGTATCTATTTAATTTTTTATGTCGCAACCCTGCTATTTCGTCACAAACCATGTAGTGACAGTGTTGTGATGTCTAAGTGATTGTTTTCTAAAGGAAAGACCCGGTACCACTTTTTATTTTGGGGTTCTCTCTGAAAACGCCACAGTCCCCTCCCTCATCTCGACAACTTTTCAGTACATTTCACAGCCCCCGACTCAACCAGTGTGACTCTCCCCATACGCATGCTAGAATCCTCTCATGCGTACAGTGTCCACCCTCTACCATGTTATCCCCGGCACCTACGTGACCGTCTGCCTGATCACGGCAACGAACGGCACCCAGGCCCTGGGCTACACCATCGGCGATCCCATGGCCCCCAACTGGGGCGCAGCCCGGGACCGGGCCTACGCTGCCGCGCAGAAAGAGTTCGCCAGGATTACCGCAGAAGGGCCAAGCCCTGGTTCTGCCTCCGACTCTGACTCTGTCAGAGGGCCAGGGCCGGGCCCAAACCCTGGTTCTGACTCTATCAGTGGACCTGCACCGGCCCCCGATCCCGACCCTTTAAAGAAACCTCGACTGTTGGAGCGCCCCCATGCGAGCGAGGAGTACTGAGCTTTCCCCGCCAAAGCCACACAGACACAGTTTCTGGCCCCTGGCCGTACCACCCTGGGCCCGATCCCGAACCTGGACCTTGACCCGCAGGAACACCATGAAAATCACCGTGACCTTGGGACTGAATATCGATCCCGCCCATGCTCCCCGTACTTCAGATTGGAAAGGTCTCCAGCTTTTCAAGCTGAAGACCTTTCCGGACCAGAAAGGCGGACGCTGGCGCCGCTATTGGCTCTACACGCGGTTCTGGAAGAACCACTTCCTGGACATTTACGTGGACGATCGAGCGTTTCCGAGCTTTCCCGACTCTGTGTCGGGAGAGATTTAACCGAGCGTGACCTCCGCGAAGCGGAGGTCACGCCTGACTTAAACCCCACCCAACAGAGAGCAGAAAAATGGACACCCATGACATCAAGCCCTGGTACACCTCGAAGACCATCATCGGGGCCCTCATCACCCTGGTCAGTTCATTCGTGGCAGCCACCACCGACTTCACTGTCAGCGAAGCGCTGAAGAACTGTGCCGTGGACACCGTGACCGATTTGGTCCCGTCCGTGATGACTGGACTGTCCGGCATCGGCGCGCTGCTGTCGATCTGGGGCCGGGCTACTGCGACGAAAAAGATTCGCTAATGCGGTGACCGGCCGTTGGCCGGCCACCGCGCTATCGAAACCTTTTAGTGAAGAGACCCCATCCCATGCTGACCCGTCACCCCAAACCCGCTGAACCGGTCCCCTTCGCCACCCTAGGTGAAGCCCCGCTGACGCCCGGGGAAAAGATTGCCGCGGCTTTGAAAACCATTGCCGAGTTGGACAACTACTTGACCCCGGGACAGCGCAGGGCCCTGGCTGAGATTGCCGGCGACCTCTCGGCACCCTTCGACCTCCACCAAGAGGTGAAGGCCCAGTACGCCCTGGTCCAGGCCCTCCGCCAGAACCTGGTCAATCCCCTGACCAATAAGCTGAGGGACGGCTTCGAAGTGCGGGAGGCCCGGGAGATGGTGACGGCTTTCACGAGCTTCTTGAGTCTTTACCTAAAGGCCCAGGAAAAGCTGGACAAGGAGTCTGAACTCTCTGCCATAGAAGCGGCCTTCATAGAAACTGTAAAGAACCTCCCCGAAGAGGCCCAAGAACAGTACATCACCGACTTGGAGCGCCGCCTCCGTGCCATCTCGATCTGATCGCATCGACCAAACCCTCCTCCGCATCCGGCTCGGTGTCTCCGGAGGCCGCGACCTGTCTTTCATTCCCCGCTGGATTGAGGATTTCACGTCTCATCCCGCGGATCCGCATCGGCCTTGGTCGTTCAAGGACCACGAATTCCAGGTGGACATTGCCGCCGCCATTGCCGAGGAGCAAGCCTCGGTCATGAAGATTTCACAGGCCGGGGTCTCGGAATTAGCGATTCGGATGGCCGCCGCCTATCTGATTGTGAAACAGCCGACGCAGATTATTTACACCCTGCAGACGTCGGCGTTTGCGAACAAGTTCTGCACCACCCGTATCGATCCCGCTATTGCCGGGTCCCCGACGATCAAGGGCCTGTTGGACCCCAACGTGGACAACAACACCTTGAAGAAGTTGGGATCTTCGTTCCTACACATCACTGGTGCCTCCGCCGGCATGGACCCGATCTCGATCCCGGCCACGGCCTTGTTTCATGACGAGGTGGACTTCTCCGATCCGGACGTGCTGACCACGTACCAGTCCCGCTTGGGCCACCAGGAAGAGGGCATGCATCACACCGTGCGGTTCTCCACGCCCACGGTGCAGGGCTTCGGAATCAGCAAGTTCTACAGCGGGTCGTCTAAGGGGCGTTACGCCGTCAAACATTATGCTTGCAGCCGCTGGGTGACCCCGGAGTTCTTCGAGGACGTGGTGGTGCCGGGGTTCGATGACAGCTTGAGGTTCTTTGAACGTCATCATCTCGAGCAACACGACCTTGAATCAGACTCTATTTCTGATTTTGCTGGGTCCGGCGAAGCCGGACCCAGCCATACCAACAATAGGATCAGGGTCAACGATGCCTGGCTCAAATGCCCCCACCCGGGCTGCGGCCAACCCATCACTCGTCAGAACCTGGCAGATCCGGAAGCACGGGCCTGGGTCCATGAGTACCCGTCCAGGACTCACAAGGGCTTCAAGATCAGTTCGTTCGATCTGCCGAAGATTAACACCCCCGCCAGGACGCTGAGACAGCTTGGCGATTATAAGTACAAGTACCAGTGGGTGAACCACAAGGTCGGGGAGACTTATGAGGACGCCGAATCGTCCTTCCTCATCGACGTGGTCGACAGAAGCACGGTCCTGCGACTGCAGGACCGGGCCCATTGGTCGGGCCGGCCCACGGTGGTGGGGTGTGACGTGGGCAAGGTGTCCTGGATCGTGGTCGGAACCCGGAATGGGGCCTTCATCGACGTCATTTACATTGCCCGGATCGACACCCGCGACCTCCATGACCCTATTCTAGGAATGGAAGTCTTGGGCGTAGCCCAAGACTTCCACTCTGTAATGGCAGTTGTGGACGCGGCCCCGGACTTCACCACCGCCAAGCATGTGACCAACAACCTGCCGGAAGGCTCAGCCTTCGGTTGCTATTACGAGCGGGAAGGGTCCGAGCGCAAGCAGTTGATCGGGCACCGGATCGACCTCGAGAAAGGCCTGGTTCACGCTAACCGGACGGCGGCCTTTGACGACCTCTCCAAGGACGTGAACAGCGGCCGGATTCGCTTCTGCGAGTGCCCGGAGATGCCGACGGTGAAGCGGCACCTGCAGAACATCAAGAAGGTCCGCGAAGACGCTTCCGCCAAGGGCACCTGGGTCGACACCGGGGACACCCACTTTGCCCATGCCCTCAACTACCTCCGCATCGGGTTCTCGATCTTGGAGGAGGGCTCCGTCTCGGCCACCGCGGGCCTCATCCTGCCGCCCATCACGTCGGTGCGGATACCCAGCCCCCGCGATGACGAGCCCATGGGGCTGGCGGACCGACCCCGGCGGTCCTACCTTGGCTAAATAAACGACTTGGCCCATTGAAAATGGGTCAAGTCGAATTTGACACGTATAGGTAACAACGATGGCCGAATCCATTCCCGTCACCCTGCCGCGGTCCTTGAAAAAGGTCCAGGTGTCCGACCCCGGCTTCAGCAGTGAGCGGGATGCCGACATCCGCGACTCGGAAAACAGCTACGTCAACCAGTCGATCAAGACCCTGCGCCAGATCAGTCCGATTAAGGCGATCCGGGCCCTGTCCCGGTTCAATGGCACGGTGTCGACGGCCCTGTTCTCCTATGTCCAGGTGGCCATGACCGACTACAAAGTGATGGCCTATCAGACCGGAACCAACCAGTTCAGTCCGGAGGGTGCGCAGGCGGCCCGTAACATCCTGGCGATGATGGATACGGCCTATGACTACACCCAGGGCTACAACGATCGGTTGCCGTTACAGGCCCTGATCGAGACCCAGCTGAAAGAGACGGCCATGGTCGGCATGTTGGCCGGTGAACTTGTTCTGAATAAGTTTCAACTGCCGGAACGGGTGTCACTCGTTCCGGCGGAATCCATTCAGTGGAGGAGCAAAGGCAACGGCACCAAGTACCCGCTGCAGCGGGGCCAGGAGGGCGACATCCCGCTGGACATCCCGAACTTCTGGGTGTGCTGGAGTAACCAGTCGGCCAACACCTTCTTCCCGCGGTCGATGTTCGAGGCAGCGCTGAACACGACCTTTGTCTACGCCGAGTTCATCGAGGACATGGTCCGGGTGATCCGGCAGTCGGGGCACAGCCGGCTGGTGGTGCTTTTGAATCAGGAGAAGGTCATCAATTCGGCCCCGGTGGCGGTTCGCAATGACCCGGCCAAGCTGTCTGAGCACCTGGCATCGGAGAAGTCTCTCGTAGAAAAATCCCTTCAAGGATTAAACCCCGATGACGCCTTGGTCCTTTATGACACTGCCGAGTTCGAGACTCTGAAGACCGCCGGGGAGAAGGCCGACTACACGACCATCCTGCAGGCGTTGTCCGGATTGATGGCGACGAGCTTGAAGTCCATGCCGTCAGTGCTGGGGCTTCGCCTTCAGGGAAGTCAGAGTCTCAGCAACACAGAGACTCTGATCTTTCTGAAGATGGCCCGGGCCATCCAACTGCCGGTGGAACAGTTCTGGAGCAAGGCCCTGACCCTGGCCGTTCGGCTGACCGGCGCCGATGTTTACGTTCGCTTCCTGTTCGCTCCCATTGAACTGCGGCCGGAAGGCGAACTGGAGGCCTACCGGCAGATGCGGCAGGCCCGCATCCTGGAGCTTCTGTCCCTCGGGTTCTACACCGATGAGGAGGCCGCTGAGTACCTCGGCACCGGCCCGCGTGCGCCGGGCGCGCCGAAACTCTCCGGAACGATGTTCCACCAGCAGAAAGCCCAGGCCATGCCGAGTGCCAATAACGGCGCGCAGGAGAAGACCTTGGCCCCGAAGACGCCGAATTCAGCCGGCGGCGAAGACAATGACCCGAAACCCTGAGGATATCGTCATGAGCGACCAAATTGAAAACTCGAATAGCCTGGGTCCGGCAAGCCGGACCCAGGCCAGCCATGGTTTTGAACTGTGGTTCGGTGACGAAGCTTCTCAGCATCGGCACGCGAAGAAGCGTGAGCGAATCATGAATCTGACGCCGACCGAGCGGGAAAAGCTGTTGGCTCAGGAACTTGTGCGTCCTCCTTTGCGGATAAACGCTCTGGCTGATGGCCATCAGCCAGAGCCTTTTCGCCAAACAAGAGCACAAGAGGGTGGACACCACCTCCTGGCCATGGGCAACGGTATCGGTGTGATCGATATCGCCGGCGAACTGACCTCCGAGAACGATCCGTTCAATCGGTTTTACGGGATGGTGAGCTACGACGAGATCGCCGAGGCCATGCTGACTGCCAAGGACCTGGGCGCCAAGGAAGTGATCCTGAACTGGGCCTCGCCCGGTGGGTCGGTGATGGGCTGCGACGATTGCGCCCATTTTATTGCGCAGTTCACTGACACTGTACTCCCTGTGTACTCCTTCAATGGGTCCAGGATGACCAGCGCGGCCTGTTGGTTGGGCACCTCCGCGGATGAGGTGTGGACGACCAGGATGGCCGAGAACGGGTCAGTTGGTGTGATCGCGATTCACTCCGAGCTAACGCAGATGATGGCTGATCATGGCGTGACGATCAGGGTCTTTCGCGCCGGAGAGAACAAGGCCCTGGGAAACCCCTACGAGAAGCTGAGCGATAAAGCAGCCGATGTGATCCAGGCCCGTTTAGAGGAATCGCGCCTGTTCTTCGTGGAAGGGCTCTCCCGGAACATCGGCAAGTCCACGTCACATATCTTGGACAAGATTGCGGACGGCAGTGTGTTCACTGGTGAAAAGGCGGTACAGCTTGGACTCGCAAACCAGGTGGGCACCTTCTCGGGTCTGGTTGGCCATATTTTGTCAAGGCGAAATGTTGACCCACAAAGTGGATATGGTAGGATTCGCGGTAACACACAACGTATGGCTGTTGTACCCATGAAGATCACCGAATCGAGTCCGGCAGCGGACGCAGAGAGCGCTGCAGAGACCGTTGCGGCACCTGTTTCTGAACCCAATCAGGCGGTGACCGACCTTCGGTCGGCCACCGCAGGATCTGGTCAGGAACAACTGACGTTGCTGGTCTTGGACACCCGCACCGACAAAGTGGACGTCTTCGGCGAGGGCCCCGGCCTGATCCGCGTCTCCGTGGTCGACGACCGCTCGGACGAAGCCAAGGCCGCAGCGCCCCTGGTGATCAGTCCCACGATCAAGCTGGCTTCTCTCCCTGAATCTGGACCCGAACCTGTTGATAGCGCAGCCGTAGCCAAGGCTACGGCTGCGCCATTGCAAGCTCAGATCGAGGAACTGACCGCGCAACTGGCCCAGGCCAATGCCGTCAACGCCTCGCTTGCCGGGGATGTCGCCAAGTTGAGCAGCCAGATGGCCCAGACCCTGCCGGTGTTGCGGACCGAGATCAACCGCATGCAGGTCGCCATGGGCGGCCCCGCGCTGAATCTCGATGCGCTGCCGGTGGAACTGTTGCTCGTACAGTACGGCGCTCTGCAGCCGGACTTTGCGAAACGGTTCCCGGGCGGCGCCAAGACGGCGGCAGTGGAAGAAGGTGCGGACGAAGACGCCTTGGTGGAAGCCTCCGCCAAGGTGCTCGACGCTGCGCTGGCCAAGCTTTGCATTATTGATTAACCCAAAGGAGCGATCACATGACTACCTTTGCCTTTTCCGAGCTGGTCAACGCCCCTTTGGCGGATGTCGTTGACGCGGCTCTTGGCGCCAATTCGAGTGGCAAGTTCAACATGAAGGACATCGGCAAGTGCGTGAAGATGGGCAACGCCCAGAACTACGTGCTCGCGACCGGTGGTGACGAGATCGAAGGCTTCGTGGCCACGATCGCCGACTTCACGGTCAATTCCGGTTTCAGCTTCGGCTCCGTGCAGCGCAACAAGCGCTTCATTGCCGAGGTCGGCGCCAACCAAGGTGCCACGGCCATGGCCGTGCTCGACCTGGTTGTGGCCGACACCCAGGTGGCCCTCGGTACTGCAGGAGCCCCCAAGGTCAAGACCGGGACCCCGTCCACGTACAAGTGGCGGGTCATTCGCCGTTACGGTGACGGCACGGCAGGCACGAAAGTGCTGCTGGAACGCATTTAATCGCTAGCCCTGGAGAACTAACAGTGGACAATTTTGCATACAGCTTTGTCGACGCCAGCGGCAAGCAGACTGAACTGAAGCTGGACGTGACCGCATACAAAGCGGCCAACAAGGAGGGCCTGTCTCTCCGCCAGTACGTGAATCGGCACTTCCCGACGTCCCACCAATCTATGACGACTTTCGACCAGCTCGTGCAATCGGCCGGTCTCTTCGTGCGTGGCGATGCCAAACTGGGAATTCGACCGCCGACGCTGGCCCAGGTGCTGGAAGGCGGGCTCGACATCAAGGCCGGCGCCATCATTCGTCCGGACGGTGCGGACCGGCAGACCGTATCAGGTCGCCTGCTCTATCCCGAAGTGCTGATGGCCCTGGTCGAGGCGGAACTTCGTGAGAGCAACGACAAGTTCCTCATGGGTCTCGACAGCTTGGTGGCCCAGGACCTGAGCGTCACCCAGGCCTGGGTGGATCAGCCGATCATCAACATCAAGGAAGCCGAGGTCGATTCCTCGCAGCCGGTCGGCCAGCTGACCGAACCGCCGATCATGATCTCGTTCACCACGGGTTCCCGGCAGTTCCGGATTCCTACTCATGCGGTGGGCTTGACCTTTTCGGATGAAGCCCAGCAGAACACCACGCTGGATGTGATCGCCAAGACCCTGGAAGCCAACACCCGGGCCCGCCGGATTGCCCAGGCCAGCCGGGCGTTCGCGACCCTGATCAATGGCGACACCGATCTGGGCGAGGCTGCGGTTTCGGTCAGCCAGAAGGCTGTCACCTTCGACAGCACGATCAACGCGGCCGGTGTCATCACCCAGAAAGCCTGGGTGAAGTTCCTGTGGGCCGACTACAAGAAGCTCTCCATCGACTGGATGGCCGGCGACATCGACTGCGCGCTGGCGATTCAGAACCGCTCTGGCAAGCCAACGACTTCGACCGACAACAACACCTCGCCCCGCATTAATGCGGAGTTGCTGATCGATCAGTTGGGCATGTCCGATGTCGGCTTCCTGCCGCTGGATACCAGCGTCCTGGGCGCCAACACCATGGCTTGCCTGGATTCCCGGTACGGCGTGCAGCGGGTGACCAACGTCAGCGCGAGCTACTCGGCGATCGAGGAATACGTAATGCGGAAGGCCACCAGCCTGCGACTGGATTGGGGCTGGATCATGCGCAAGCTGTATCCGGACGCCTGGAAGATGCTGACCCTGACCCTGTAAGGAGATTTCCATGACGGAACTTTCCAAGGTCCAGGCCGAAGTGCTCAAGGAACGCCAGCAGCGGGCTCCCAAGCCCGCCGCGGCGGGGCCCGAGTTGAAGCGTTACACCTCGGTCGGCCACCGGCGCAAGCATCCCTACCGGGACATCTTCTTCGAAACGCTCTACCCGACGGAGCCAATTGTCTCCGACAACTGGATCGACTGCCAGGTTGCAGCTGGCGTGCTGATCGCAGAGTAAGCAAGGCCAGCTACGCCGCCTCCTCTGGCCGGGGAGCCCTGAACTCCCCTGGGGCGGCACCAAGTCGAGGCGGTTCAGGGCCGCCTCAAAGAAAGTGAGGTCTCTCATGATCACCGAACTGAACAAGGTCGATCCCCTGGTCGTAGGCGGCCAGAAGATTGACGTCGTCGAACACAAGCTCGAGAACTACCGGCTGCACCAGGTGCTGGAGCAACTGACCCGCCTGATGCTGTTCCTGCTCGAGTGTGACTCGAACAACACGGCGTCCAAGGCCCGGCCCCGGGACATCCGCAAAATCATTGCCCAGTGGAAGATCGCCAAGGAAGAACTGGAGTTCTCCATGGCGCACAACGACCTTCCGAACGGCGTCTATGAGTACGGTTTCTCCATCCTGCTGCCGGACCAGAAGGAGATCCAGCGCATCCGCAACGTGAAGACCAAGCGGGTGCTGTCGGAAATCTTCAACACCTGTCGCGTGATGCTGCGGGTGGACTCGGCCAAGACCCAGTCCTACATCGCCAATGAAGACTACGTGGACATCATGGAATGCTTCACCACGGTCGATGACTGCATCCTCCGCTGGATGGGCACCGGTGCCGACGCGGTCAACACGGGTTTGGTCGCCCCCGCATTCGAAGAACTGGGTGTGCTGGTTCCGGATGCGGACCTGGATTGGGCGACGATGAACGAACCCAGCGTGACCACGCCGCCCCCTGAACTACCCGACACCGTGGACACCACGGCTTCGGCCAAGAAGTAACGTTTCCCGTTCCCTTGCGGCCTCCGTTTGGCCGCCTTCGGGCGGCCATTTTTTCAACCTTAGGAGTTGAACATGAAAAAGTTTTTGATCCCCCTCTTGATGGTCGCAGCGAGCCTGTTTGCCAGCAACGCCTCGGCTGTTGCGCTGACCGATTTCGCCGAAAACAAACTCATCGACGCCATAATGCGTGGTCAGGCCTCTGGGATCCCGGCGACCTGGCACGTGGCTTTGTACACGACCTGTCCGACCGACAGTTCGGCTGGTACGGAAGTGTCGACGGTCAATACCAACTACGCGCCGGTCGCGGTGACAGCCAACATGACGAACTGGAAAGGCACCCAAGGCACCACCGGTTCGGCTTCCTCGGGCAATAACGGCACCACGTCGAATGCCAGCATCATTCAGTACGGCGCACCGACGGCAGCGGGCTCCGGTGGCGTTGCGTGGGGCGTGATCAACTGCATCGGCCTCAAAGATGCCACCTCTGGCAATCTTTGGGTCTATACCTCGATCTCGCCGAAGACCGTGAACGCCGGCGACGCCGCGCCGTCCATTGCCGTGGACGCGTTCACCTTCCAGATCGACAACAACTAAGAGAGCCTCGCGATGCCTGAGTACCGCAACCGCATTGGGTGCAACGTCTCCGGCACGCCGGGGACGGGCACCATTACCCTGGGCGCCGCGTTGTCGGGTCATCAGGCCTTCACGACGTTTGGCGCCAACAAGGTGGTCGACATCTTGATTGAGGAAGGTACGAACTGGGAGATTTGCCGGGATTGCACTTTCACGAACGGCACCAACACGGTGACCCGAGGCACGTTGGAGGAATCCAGTTCCGGGTCCCGGGTGAGCTTCACGAGTGCGGCGAAGGTTTATCTGACGCAGACGGCACAACGCGTGGGGTATGCGGCTGATTTCGGAACGATCAGTGGCTTTCAGGTCAGCCGGGCATCAGATACTTCTGTTAACGTGGGTGGTGGTTACATTTATATTCAGGGTAAACGCTACAGTAAGACAGGTAATACTGTCGTTACACTTGACGGCACCACGGCTTTGTCCGGGTCCACGCTGGCCAATGATTCGTTGATTTTTATCTACGCTTACATTTCCGGGGGCAACCTGGCTTATGGTTGGCAAAGGTATAACGGTGATTACACTGCTCAAGAGAGCTTTGACGGCTTAGGTTGGACCACATACGACTTAGGTAATGCTTATCGTTTTATTGGTTGTGTTCGCACTGCGGCTGCCAGCACAGCACTAATGTTGGGGTACTGTATCTCAGAAAACAAGTCAAATACGCGGCGGTTTATGTATAGAGAACCGTACACCATGCTGACTGTTACTGGGTCAACTGCCGGCAACGTCTATACGTTTGCGCACTTTCCCTATTCAACGACTCGAGCCTTTTTAAATATCGGAGTAGGGGACACCACATCGGCAGGGGTCGCCAAAGGCGCTGTAAGTAACCAATCGGTAGTAGACACTAATTCTGTGTTTAATGCGTTGGTGAGCTTATATACTCCGGCGGCAAATACCACCATGTACAGCGGGATTTCGGCTTTACCTGTAGAACCATATGGGAATATTTATGCCGAAGCCGCCACCGCCACGAACTACATTACCGTGCTGAATGCCGGCTTCGAGTACGAGGTCTGACATGCTTCGCCTGATTTTATCTCGTAGCACTGCGCCGGGCTCTATCCTGATCCGGATGCTGACCGGTTTTTCGAAGCGGTCCCATGTGGCAGTCATTGATGGCGACACGGTGATTTAAGTATTACGTCCGGATACACTTATACAACAACAACATATTAAGGAGATCAACGTGGTTTATACGGTTCTCACTCCGAGTCAGCAGACTACTTTGGTTACAGCGCTTAGGGCCTCTGCCGATCCCTATGTTCAAAGTCTTATTTATTCGAACGGCAACGATTGTGACAACATCCGTATGGCTGATTGGCTGAACAGTCTGACTACTGAGTATGTTTGGGATTACGCCATGGCTTCGACCTCTTTGTTTGAGGCCACAGATATCACAAAGTTTGACACTCTGTCTGCCGGTAAGCGAGATGCTTGGCGGTTGATGTTGGCTTTCAGCCCTTTGGATATGCGTAAAAGCAAATATCGCAAGGCTATTACAGATGTTTGGGGGTCCACTGACGCTGTGCCGTTGCTACAATCGTGCCTGCGGAAAGCAACAAATGTGCAGTTAATTCTGGGTGGCACAACGGTAACAACCCTTACTGTAACAGGATTACGCCTTGGTTTTGTCGATACGGTTACCTACGACGATGTGTCAACTGCATTCCAGGCCAACCAAATTTAGGTGACACAGTGCCTGACCTTAAGATGAAGTTTGATTCGCCGGTCACTGTCATTGATTTGACCGCCGATCTGGCTAATAACGCAGTTGCAGGTGGAACTACGTTATTCGATAACAGCACGTTGTTGTATCCTTTTGCGCGCGCTGTACTGCATGCTCCTGCTACTTTCGGGGGCATCCCAACTAATAATTCTGTAGTAAACCTATATGCAGTACTGCAGGATGTCGATGGGACCCAAGATGAAACGTCGGCTCCCACAGGAACCGACATTGAGTCTGCCAGGTTTATGGGAGCCTTCGTTATTTACGATACAGATGAAGAGCAAAGGGTGAGTACTATAATTTCCTTGGAAGGTATTGAGAAGGCTTTTTTCTACATAGAAAATAAAGCTGGAGTAGCTATAACCGGAACCGGTAGTAATATTTTCGTAAAAGTTACTCCGTTCACCTACTCCTGGGCGTAACCTGTGATCAACCGGACATGGCGTACCCAGCCACCGTACCCGCAAAGGGTGCTGGAAAAATTCGGCCGACCTAATAGACTTATTGTCCCGGCTTGGCAGGATAACAGGCTAATCAGCAGTATTGGGACGAATGTCGGTGTCTACCGAGGCCAAGAAGGCGTAGCTTTTGGCGTTGAAACAAATATTTTTGGAGGTGTTGTCGGCACTGACAGATGTATTGCTCTGAGTAACTCTCCGCCGAGTTCAGCCTCTATCATTGCCGTTGCTGAATCCAGAATAAACTGCGAAACCGCGTCTGCTATTCCTTTCCTTTTAAACAGCCGGCACGATAATGATAGTAATTACGTGTCTGTGCAGCTAGGAAACTCCTACGCTGCTGCCGGAGATAAAAACCGTACCCGTGTTGAACGTGCTGGCTCTGCTGCTATTCAAACTCCTACGTGGTTCGATGGAATACCATCCACCACAATAGGCTCCAGCAATAACTGGGCAGGCATTAGACGTATAGCTATAACGTTTAATGCCTTGGCGGGCTCTTCTTGGGATATCCTGGCAAAGAAAACCAATTCTGGCCTTGGTTTTACTGCGCCAATTAGGGTTTATCTTTTAGCGGAATTTCCAAAATTGTCCCCAGAGTTATTGGAAGAACTTGGGACTAACCCGTGGGCGATGTTCGACCGACAAAACAAGGTCATCTTTTTGCTGGGATCTGCCGATTCGCCTGCCCAGGCTCAGTTGTCGGGCACTGCCCTGGCTCAGGCTAGTGCCTCTGGCAGTATAGCTACATCTGTAACCCTCGATGGTGTGGCCCTTTCGTTGACCACCGCCACCGGTACGCTGACGACGTCAATTCCCATGGAAGGCGCTGCGGTGGCCGGCTCCGTGGCGACTGGCGACCTGACCGCAACCATTACCTTGTCGGCGACGGCGATGGCACAGGCTGTGGCTGCTGCGGTGTTGGCCACTGACATTCGTTTGGCCGGAACTGCAACCGGTGAAGCAGCGGCCACCGGTGATGTGACCACTGGCATACCCTTGGCCGGAACCGCCATCGGCGAGGCTTCCGCCACCGGCAACCTGACCACTGACATTCGTTTGGCCGGAACTGCAACCGGTGAAGCAGCGGCCACCGGCAGTCTGACTGTACCGACTGACGGCCTCGCCGGCTCTGCCGCCGGCGAAGCCTCGGCCACCGGTGATCTCTCAACTGCCATTCTGGTCGCCGGCTCTGCCCTGGCCGAAACCATGTCAACGGCTGTTTTGACAGTTCAAATCCTGCTGTCTGGCGACGCTCTGGCTGCGGCCCAGGCGTCGGGCTCTCTCCTGGTCGGTGCCAGTCAATTCCAAGGCAACGCTATTGCCGAAAGCGCGGCCTCTGCCACCTTAACTACCCAAATTCCGTTGTCGGCTGCTGCCCTGGCCCAGGCCGATGCCACTGGCACCCTTTCGGTATCCATTCTTCTGGCTGGCCACGCCGCAGTCAGAGCCACGGCACTGGCGGCCCTGACAACGCCCTCCGCCGCAGGTATTCCGCTCCGTCTGTGGTCCCGCACCGGTCGAGCCCGGTATTTGACTTCACGAATCAGCAAACGGGGACGACTCGTTACGAGGGTCAGTCATGGTTGAAGTTTGGTATCAAGGTCAGGCCGCTCGCATCGATCTAGACACCTACAACGATGGCGGCACTCTGGCCGACCCCGGCGGCCTCCAACTCATTGTCAGGGCCCCCTCTGGAACCAAGACCACGTACGTCTTTGGCACTGCAGCCGAACTGGTAAAAGATACCGTTGGGCGTTATCATGCGTACATTATCTTCACATCTCCAGGCCTCTGGCGCTGGCGATGGGAAGCGACGGCGCCGCATGCGGGTGTTGACGAAGGGTCTCAGGAAGTCTTGAAGAGCAGGGTGTTATGACCAATGAACATCGCGATCATGGATGCTATCTCGTGGGGCCCGGAATCCCTAGAACACTACGGCATTGCGGGTAGCGTACTGCTCTTGTTTGCCTGGATGTGGTTCAGGATGCAAGCCAACCAGAACACCCAACTGGTCGCCCTGCAGGCGGCACAGGTGGAGCAGTATAAAAACTTGGCACTTGAACACAGTCGCTTGAACGCCGAATTCTTGACTGCGTACCGCCACTCTACCGAAGCCCAGATGAAAACAGCCGAGGCATTAAAGGTCCTGGCCGAGTCCATCACAGAGTTGAACCTTCACCATCGGGCGATGAACCGATGAGTACCACCATTATCAACAATTACGTGGGCGGTGAGCCCCTGGAGAGCATCATGACTCGTCTCGATGAACTGGCTGCCCAGCAGACCGACATCCTCAACAAGCTCAATGAAGGTCACGCCGAAATCCTCGACAAGATTACCGACCTCGAAGACCAGTTACTGAACATCGAACTGCCGGCCGACGCCGAAGCCACCCTGGAACTGCTCAAGGAAAAAGCCCAGGCGCTGGCCGACATCGTCCCCGGCTCGCCGGCCGACGAGTTCCCGCCCCTGCCGGAAGAGTAAGGCTTGAGCGGTGCTCAATCTCCCCGACGACGACCATCCGTACACCACGGCAGCCGCCATACGCGCCTGCATTGGCCTGGATGAGACCGACATTCCCGACAGCCTCATCGAGGCGGCCGGGTTCGGGGAGGATTTGCTCATCGATCTCGAAACCTGGCTGCCAACCCACGCCACGGTGTTTGCCGGCCAGGATGCCGCGACCCGGCACCTGCAACGGTACTGCGCCTGGTTCGGAGCGCTGCAACTGGCCCAGATGCCGCTGGCCATGCTGCAGCGGTATACCGATGGTAAGGTCGAAGCGGTCCGCTTCAATGTCGACATGAAGGCTGTGGCCGCGCAGGCCTCTCAAAAAGTTGAGAGTTACCGGGCGCTGTTGAAGAACACGCCGGTCACGGCCCCCACATCCTCTTCGATTCTCGGTGTTTCAACGCCAAGTTATGATCCAGTTACCGGTGCAGGTTAAAGGCAGTGTCAAACTTACGCTTTTCACGTTCTAGTGGGTCCCCTCACCACTGTCCAGACGAGACTACCCTTGAAGCGTGGAGGGCCGCGGAAACAGTTAACGTCAGTAACGGCACGCCTGTTCTTGCCGATGGAGAATGGGTGATTGTTGCGACAGATCCTCCCGGCACCATCAGGGAATGGGATGGGGTTTCGAGTTTCATAACTCGGGTCTTAAGTGGCGGCAGCGCCTCCACGAACCTTACCACGTCACGTGACGCGACCACGGTCACCGTCTTATCTGCATCAGGAACCGACGCGGTTTTACCGGCTGCTGACGGGACTAATGCGGGCGTTATGACTGCGGCCATGCAGACCAAGTTGGCCGGCCTTGCTACCAATGCGGAATTGAGGGACCGTTCCACCCACACAGGTACCCAGGCGTTGGACACCCTCACGCAGTCCGGCGCCACCACGGGGCAGGTGCCGCAGTGGTCCGGTACCGCATGGGTGCCGGCGGCGATGGGTCTGGTTGGTCTGGTGCAATTGGCCTCTCTCCCCGGTGTTGTCACGGGAGCAGGGGTCACCTCGCAGCAGCGTCAAGACAACTGCACCGCGGTGAATGCTGCCCTGGTGACGGCCGCCGCCGCCGGCAACATCGCTTTTTTCCCTGCCGGCGAGATCGAAATCGAAGGTACCAATGGAATCGTAGTGCCTGACTTGTGTCGCTGGCTTGGCACGACCAAGGCCAGGATCACGCAGTTCACGAACGGCGTCCCGGTAATGACTATCGGCAACCCCGCCAGTTCGGCGAGCGTCAACCGGGTGAGTGTGGACGGTGTTTGGCTTCGCTATGGGGCCAGTCAAGTTGGGCAGTCGGCCGGCGCAGGCCTTCAAGGTGTGCGAGCCTGGATGAGCGAGTTCCGGAACATTGATATTGGAGATGTCTACAGCAACCCGTCGGATAACCCCAAGTACATCCGCAATGGAATTCTGTTTTCCGGTGCCACGTTGCCGTTTCTATTTTCGTGCAAATTCGAGAACATACGCATCCGTAATTATTACAATTACGGTATTTACCAGAACGTCAAGGGCACCGGAAACATCTGGAGCAACATCCACATCAGTAATGGCGATGCCGGAGCGAGTGCGGGCACGGTAAACGCCGGATCAGCTTTCTGTGCGTTCCGTTTGGGCAACTCATCTGGCGGTGCGGCGGTCGAGGAGACCACAATTAACCAACTCAACATCGAGTGGTCGGAGTTCACCGGCTCGGGGTCCGCACCTTTCATTTTAGATACCGCGCGTGGCGTTGCGGCATCGAGTATCCACGTTGAGGGGTGCGCGATGGGGACCTCTTGCACCGGCATGTTCAAAGTGTTCTCGGGTTCTACCCTTGAAGCTCAGGCCATTACTATTCAGAACTGCGGCACCACAACCACCAACGCAACTCCGCGTGGCCTGTTCTCGGTGGGCACCTCAAGCCGGGTCCGGGTGGGCCGACTGCGACATGCAGTGGGAATTCACCGAACACTGTTCGATGCCACACCGGTTGCCGTCGTTCGCGCGGACGCCACGAGTACCCGCAATGCGTCGTGCGCCATCGATAGCTACGACCCGGCCGGCGTGACCGCGACCGAACCCGCCCAAATTACGCTTTGTGAATCGACCAGCACCAGCCTGGATTTCGCAACCGCAAACTCGTGGCGCTCTCGGATACTCAAGCGGTTCGGCGAATTCCTGCCGCTGCCGGAGTTCAACGACAGCACGCAGGTTCTCGGTGACGCAAACATTACAATGTATTCGGACTGGGCAAGGGACACCCTCTGCACGGCTCCGCTGACCACCGGCAGGACCGTTACCCTGGCCGCTGTCATCGCGGATTCCAATTCCCTCCCCTATTCCGTCATTCCGGTCCCGACCGGGCAGCGGCGCACCATACGCAGAACGGCAGACAGCACCGGTGCGTCTGCTTTGTCCATTGTCAATGGCGGGCCAGGTGCCGGTACCTTAGCGGCGCTGGCTACTGGAGAGTGGGTCGAGGTCGTATTCAACGGCACCAACTGGCTTCTGCTCGCCAAAGGCTCTGGTGTTGGTTGATCATGAAGTGGGTTAACCATGGGTCTCAAGACCGCCCCCAAAGCCCTGAGCACGAACAATCAGACGGTCTACACCTGCCCGACGGGCAGGGAAGCTTCCGTTCATGACCTGGTTGTATCCAACAACAGCGACGCTTCGGTCACCTACGACCTCTATTACACCCCGGTAGGGGGATCTGCACAGACCCTGGCTCAGGGTTTTTCGGTTCGCGCCCGGCGCGCCGTTTCGGCGTGGCCGGGTACTCTGAATCTGGGGTCAGGCGACGCGCTGTCAGCCGTAGCCAGCACCAATAGCGCGCTGGTGATCGTGGCGTCGGTCTACGAGATGACCGTGGTCGGCGCCGAGATCCGGGCGCGTGCCGTGGCAGAAGCCACCGCTGGAGCCAGCCTGACGACCTCGGGCGCCAAGATCACCGGCGCTGCTGAGGGCCGGGCGACCGCGACTGGAGATCTCACCACGGGCGGCGGCTCCGCACTGTTGGGCGGCAATGCCGTCAGCCAGGTCACTTCTTCGGGCAACCTCTCTACGGCGATTCGTTTGAGCGGCAACGCTGCTGCCCAGGCCCTCGCCTCGGGTGACCTAACCGTCATCGGCACCCAATTCTCCGGCGCTGCCCAAGTCCGGGCAACCGCTTCCGGCGTCTTGACCACAGGTGTCAAGTTGACAGGTACGGCGGTTGCTGAGGCCAGTGCTTCGGCCATGCTGACCGCACCGGGCGAACCGGCCTCGATGTCGGGCTCGGCAATCGGACGCGCCTCGGCGACCGGCAACCTGACCACAGGCATCCGGTTGACGGGTTCCGCCTTGGGTCAAGCTTTGGCTTCCGGCACCCTGACCGCACCAGGTGCTGTGGCTCGTTTCGAAGGTGCCGCCCTGGGCCAAGCAATGGCCTCTGGCAACCTGACCACAGGCATCCGATTGACGGGCAATGCCCAGGGACGTGCCGAGGCCACCGGCGATCTGACGACCTTCGGCACGTCACAGCCGGCGTCCAGCACGCCGGGCAGTGCCGTCGGCATTCAGAGTATCGGGGCCAGTTCCATTGGCGGTTCCAGGGCCACAGAATCTTTGGGCCCGGTGGGCGGTATAGCCGCATTGGCTCGCGCCGGCGCAACAGGCTCCGGCAGCCTGACCACGGGTATCCGGTTGACAGGTAACGCCCTGGGTCAAGCCACCACCACCGGCAACCTGACGACACCGGCTCTCGACGTCCAGCAGGCCCAGGCCCGTGCCACTGCATCGGGTGATTTGTCGACGGCCATCAAGCTCGGGGGTGCGGCAACAGCGGAGAGCAGCGCCTGGGCAGAGTTCGCCGGTAGTGGCACCGGTGTGGGCGGCATCGGCGGCATCTCGATTGGTCAGCGAGCTATTGCCACCACGGAGGCCGCATGAACCTGAACCGGGTCATCCAAAAGCTCAGCACCGATCGCTTCGAAGGCTTTGCATCCAGCCGGTGGCAACCTGACATTCTGGTCGGCAGTCTCCGCGCGTCCCTGGAGCGCTCCCAACCCTACCGACAACTGATTGCCCCGACTGCCCTGGACCCGATCGTCCACCGTCTGCGCGGTCCGGATGGTCGTCTCTATCTCTTGTACAACATCGAACCGGATTACACCTCCCATGGATTTGTACACCACCTGCGGCCGGCGCCCTACACGGCGGAGATTTACACGCTCGCCACCACGACTGCGGCTTCCGGCGCGCGCCGGGCGCCGGTGGAGACCCTGGCGACGACCGTGCCTTGCGATTATGAGCGGACGGATTCGGTGAACTCCACCCTGCCAACCGGCGAGTTCAATCAGGTGGTTTTCTATTTTCCGGGAGACACCACGCTGGGGGTCGACCACCTGGTCAAGGTTGCCGGCATGACCTTCGATATCCGCAATGTGCTGAAGGAAAACCACCTGTTTGTGGTTGAGGCTGTGAAGCGATGAGCAACTTTCTCCTGGCCGTGAAGTCCACCCTCGACCGCTTTCTCTATGACATGGCCGCCACGATCGCCACCCCGCCGCCGCCTGTGTTCGATCTCGATGATCCCACCCAGTTGGAAGCCATTATGGCGACCGAGGAACCGGCCATTGCCTGGGAATTCCTGCGGCTCGAATCCGAAGACCGGTTCGGCTCCATGAACACCGTGGTGTTCTCGGTGGGTGCCGTGGGCATGTCCGACCCCAGCAGTTACAACATTCTGGCCCTGGCCGGCAAACTCAAGACGGCCATCGAGACCTCGCCGCGCCTCGACATCCGGGACTATTCCGGCGCCGATCCGGGTCCCGTGTGCGGCTACCTGCTGATGCAGGACGCCCGGGTGGACCCGCAGTTGATGGATCGCACCTCCAGTTTCCGCATGGCCTCGGTGGCCGGCAAGGCAGTGTCTTATGGCTAATTTCAGAGGGCTCAAGGCTCGCGGCAAACTGTCGGTGACCGTGCTGGAGGCCGTCCAGAATGACGGCATGATGGCGTCGCACTTGGCGACCAAGGCCGCCAAGGAACAACGGCCGGTGTACCTGAAGCACATCCGCGAGCACTACGAGAGTTCGCTGCGAGCGCTGACTGCCGCTCTTGAGAATGCCCCAGGTGGGGCCGCAGCCGCGGTGGGTTCCAAGAAGTTTGGGCCACCGGCCAATCCGACAGTGGAATTTTCCACCCCCTGGGAAGAACTGAACCAGTATTACCTGTATCGCAAGGTTAAACAGGGTTACTCTCACCGCCACAAGCAGCGCACCGGTGCCATGGCCCGGGCCGTTGCCGTGGCGCTGGCCACCAAAGGCGCGGCCAAACCCATTGGCGACCCCAAGATCGCGCGCCGCGGGTATGTAGAATCCGGTAGCCGGGTGAAGCCTGTCAGCGTGACCAAGGAGTACAAACGCTACGGACTGCCGTTGGCAGCGCGCCCACAGCCAGGTACCGTCGACGTCTTAGTCGAAATGGGCTTCGACCTGGTCAAGCTGCCATTGCCTCTGGATGGCCTGGTTCGGCAATCCTATGTGACCGGCACCCCCTCGCGGCCGGGCTTGGCCGGGCGCGAATGGAAAGCTCAGGAACCGCTAGAGCGTCTCATGTTCGGTGAGGTTCCAGGCGAAAAAAGACCCCAACTGTATCGTCCGCTATTGCCTGAACTGGCCGCAGCCTGGGGACGCGACTTGGAGCGTCATTTAAAAGCCACGACCTAGCACAATAGGTGTTGCGTCTACCCACGTCGTGGGTATAATCTGCGTATCCTCAACCTACCTATGAGACTACGCAGATGTCGAATCTCGGCTCAGCCAAAACCACCAAGTTCCCCATCGGCACCGCGGAAGTTCGGGTAGCGCCGATGACCCTCGCCATGAAGCACTCCAGTGCCCACTCCATCGGTCTCGTCGATGACGTGTCGACCGAAGTGGCCCAGGAGTCCGTCGACCTGATGGGCGGCTATCCGCCGACCCCGGTCGCCACCGCCGTTATTTCCCAGACCGCTACCGTCAAGGGCAACCTCCGCGAGTACTCTCGCCGTAACATCAAGATGCTGCTCGGCATGGGCGTGGGTGATCTGGCCAGCGAGCCGACGGCTGCTTCGACGACCGTCACCTCCAACAGCATTCTCGGTGCAACCGTGGTCACGGTGGCCTCCGGCACGGCTTTCGCCGCCAACGACATTGTCGCGCTCTACAAGGAAGGCGATCCCGAGTCCGTGACGATCGACCGCGTCGCTTCCAAGAACGGCAACGACCTGACCCTGACCCTCGGCCTGACCACGGCATTGAATGGCACGGCCAGCACCGTCAAGTGCGTCAAGGCCCACCCGGTTTCGATCGGCGGTATCACCCAGACCCAATACTTCTCGGTCTCCATCGTCATGGTGGACCAGGCGTCCGGCGTACCGCAGGTCTTCCACTTCTGGAAGGCCTCCATCGGCACCGGTATGTCGCTCGGCAACAACCCCCGGGACTTTGCCTCCACCGCGCTGGAACTGAAAATCAACCGTCCGACCGACTCCGAGTACGCCACCAGCAACGATCCGCTCTACCACCTGCGGGACATCATCCCCAGCCACCCCACGGGAATGTTCGCCGGCGGCGCAGTCTGATCCCCACTCCGCTCCCGAGACGGATACGAGGCGGCCTTCGGGCCGCCTTTTTGTTGAGAAAACGGCATGGCCTCTCTGTTTTATCAGCGCCGCTACGGTCGCCATCTCGTCTTGCCGCTGCTGGCCTACGAACGGGCGTTCGCACTGTTCAAGGACATCACCGAGGCAGAGCTGGAGCCGGACGCCCTGCACGATGCCGTGGCTGGTGCTCTGGTCACGGTGCTGCGGGAGTGCTGTGGCGTGCCGAATCCGACGCCGGACGACATCCGGCAGTTCGATGAAAAGCTGCAAGCCGCGCTGAAGGACGACAAAGCGCCTTCGGACCCGGACAAGCCGCCCCCGAAAAAGAGTCTGGGCACCTCGTTCCAGGCTGCCATCCTCGAAAAAATTCCAATCACGGATCTGCTGCTGCAGATGTGCCGCTACGACTATGCCCGGGCCGAGTTCTATTACGCCCAGGTCGACCGCGACGACGTGCTGGAGATGGTGAACAGCTACCTCCTCCGTGTGATCGAGGAGCACACCTATCAGTTCGAGGCCGTCCTCTACGGAATGGGCGGCCACTACGCTGAAGACGACAAGCCGGCGGACGACGCCAATACCACGACGGTGGATAACCCCGCCGACTTCTTCAAGATGATGAACGGATAAGACCATGGCTCAAATTGACGTCAAACTTCTTGTCGATGTGTTGCTTGGCCTGAACAAGGTCGACAGCAAAGCATTTGACAACCAGGTCAACAAGATGGTCGCGGCGACCATGAAGGGCATGAAGTTGCCGCCTCAGGTCCTGCCGATCGACATTGAGCCCGGGTTCAATTTGGACCAGTTCAAGACCGACATCGCGACGGAACTGCAAAGGCTGTCTGGCATCATCGAAGCCGCACCTACGCCGGCCGCCAAGATCGAGCAGTGGCGCAAGACCCTGGCCGATGACACGGCCACCAAGCGCAAGAAGACTTATGCGCAGAAGGGCCTGGACAACGCCATTACACCTGAGCGCCAACAGGCCGCCAAAGACGCCCAAGCACTACTGGTCGCCCTGAGCGGCAACACCAACCTGGATGATCTGAAGGCCTTCGGTGCCAACGTTAAGGATCTCGGGGAATTTGGCGATGAGAAGGCCCGGGCCAGGGCCATGGACCTCTACAGCCGGTGGACCGCCAGCGGCTTTGACCTGAAGAAGTTCGAGGCTTCCGAGCGGGAGATCATCGCCCGCATGCAGGCGCTGATCCGGCGCCGGCTACAGGCCTTTAAGACCGCCAGCGACCAGTTGGCCAAAGGCCTGATCGATGGCCAGAAGATCATCTCCCCGCAGTTCGACGCCTTCATCGCCACCATGGAACGGAACGTGGTGGCCCCAGGCGAACGGGCATTCCGGCAGGCGGCCAAGGCCGACGTGGACGAACGCGCTGGCACGGCCCAGACCAAGGAAAGGGAAAAGATCGAACAGGCCGAAAAATCGGCCCGCGCCGCCCGCCTGGAGATGCTGCAGCGTCGGGCTGGCCTGGGCGATCTGGCGACAGCCGGCCCACAGGACAAGACCACCCTGCAGGCCTATCGGACGTCGATCCAGCAAGCGATCCAGGAACAGAACAGCCTGGCCAAGACCCACCGCAACACGACCACGGTGGTCGAGGAGTCCCTGCAGAAGGCCATCAACAAGGCCGCGATCTATATCCAGGAACTGCGAAAGGTCGAGGAAACGCTGCAGCGGGTCAGCAGCAAGAGTCTCCGGCGCGAGCAGGAGATGGCGAACTACCTTCGCACCGGGACCGAGTCCGGGCTGGAAGCTCGCCGAACCATTGCCCAGGTCGGCGGCGTCAAGCAGTTGCAGGACCCTCGTCAGGTCCAGCAGCAATTGAAGGACGAGGAGAGCGTTCTCCGGCAACGCCTGCAGGAAGCACGCAAGGCGGGCGACCAGGTGGCGCTCTCGCAGGCGCGCGAAGCCCTTGTTCAAACTCAGACCCTCATCAAGGACGTCGAGACCCAGGTCCGGACCTTGGATCGGCAACGCTCCGGCGTGGACATTGAACGCCGGCAGAAGCAGATCGCGAAGCTGGAAGAGTCCTCGCTCACAGCTACGCGTGATGTTCTGCGCCGGCGTCGCGAGATCGGCAACCTCAGCAAATTGGAGATCGTCGACCAGCAGAAACTGCTGACCTACACCGAGTCCCTGAAGACCGCGCTATCTGAGCAGCGCCGGCTCCGGCAGGCTCACCTCACCTTGTCGAAAGAGGATGTCCAGGCCCGGGACGCGGCCGATAAGAAGATCGCATCCTATACCAAGCGCCTGCGGGAAGCCGAGCAGATTCAGCAGCGACTCAACCGGGAACAGACCAAGCGTCCTGCCGTTTATGATGCCGGCCAACAGGCGGTTCAGCGAACCGGTCTCGGAGGCACCCGTCACCTGGGTCCGGATGAGCTTCCAGCCGCCAATGTGTACCTGAAGACGCGGGTGCGCGAGTTGTCCCAGGAAATGGAACAACTCTCTCGTCAAGGCAAACAGAACACCACGCAATTCCGGGAAACTTCCCGGTCGCTTATCGACCATCAGCAGGCCCTTTCCGATACCCGAGCCCGAACTGAGGGTCTTCGCGGCGCCCTGCATCAGATGGGCCTGGCCTTCCGCCTGTTCGTGCGCTACGCCCTGGAGTATGGATCGCTCTATGCGATGCTGAACGCCATCACGGCGCTCGGCAAAAGCGTTGTCAGCTTCCAGGACAAGCTGAAATCGGTCCAGGCGGTTTCCGAAGCTACCACCCGCCAGATCAACAACATCTCGGCGGCGGTCCGCGGGCTCATCACTAGCATGGAGACGCCGTTCTCCACGGATGAGTTGGCCAAGGCAGCCCAGGTGCTGTCGCAGGCCGGTGTGGCGCCCGAGAAGATTGCCGCCTCGCTCAAGAGCGTGGCCCAGTACGCCACTGCGACCGAGACGACACTGGAGACGGCAGCCGATACCATCACCACGATGCAGGACGTGTTCGGCAAGATGGGCGACGCCCGGACAGCTGACCTCCTGACCAAGGCGATCAACATCTCCAAGCTGACCGGTGAAGGTCTCACCACCATCGTCAGCCGAGGTGCGCAAACCGCCCGCGAATACGGCTTCACCGCCGAACAGTTCCTGGCCGCCGCCGCAGTGCTCCGGAACGCCGGCCTCAAAGAATCCACCATCGCCACCAACTTCCGGCAGGCCGTCATCGACCTGTTGTCGCCGGACGAGAAACTGACGGCGGTTCTTCAGAAGCGCTACCGCGCGCTGGGTCAGCAGTTCACCGCACCGCAGATCAAGGCCCGGTTCCTGGCCTACGCCCAGGGCGGCAATCCCCTGGAGGTCTTGCGCGAGTACCAGCGGCTGGGACTGGGTGGTTCCGGCGCCTTCGACTTCAAGGGCGCATTCGCCAACGTCGAAGGTGAGAACGCCATCGCCGCGCTGGTCTCGAACCTCGGCGAACTCGAAGAAAAGCTGGCGGCCCTGTCCTCTGGCGGCGCAGCGGCGCGTGGCGCGACGACTCAAATGGAGTCGCTCACCAAGAGTTTTAACAACCTGAAGGCTGTCATCGTTGCTGTCACCTCCAACCTGGGCGGGCCGATGGTCGAGACCCTAGAGCGGTGGACGGACGGCCTGACCAAGCTGATCACCAAGCTGGACGATGTCATCACCCGGGCCAAGGCTCTGGGTGGTCCGGCCGGCTTCATGCCCGTGCTGCAGGCCGCAGTCGGTACCGGCCTCGCGGTCACGGCCGGGTACAAGGGCTCGTTCGCCAAGAAGGCCGCGGTGTTCCTTGGTACCACAGCGGTTGCGGCCGGAGCTGGTACGGCTGCGACAGCCGCGGCCCCCGAGGAAAGCACTGGCCGGGCCCTGAGTCTGGCTGGAGCCGTGGCCAGCATCTACGCGTCCCTCAATGTCCTGGCCCGGAATCTCAGAACCACTCGGATTGTGCCGGAAACGACCACCGAGACCACGCCGACCAGCACGTCCACGCAGACGAACAAACCGACGTCTACTGCATCGGGCGGTATCTTCTCGCGGTGGTTCAAATCGGCGCAGCCGGCTGCTTCGGCCGCTGCCACTGCCGGTACCGCTGCGACGATGTTGGGTGGCGCTGGCGAATCCTTGGCCCCGGTCGCTGCTGGCGCCGGGCGGCTGTCGCGGATGTGGGGTGCCGCCAAGCTGCTGGGCCCCCGTCTGGCCGGCTTCACCGGCTTGATCGGCCTCATCATCGGCATTGTCACCAGCATCCTGAGCCTCATCGACCTGTTCAAGGAAGAGGACGCCGACACCCTGGCTGACCGGGTGAATTCACTCGAAGGCGAGGCGGAAAAGAAGAAGGCTCAACTGGCCAGCATCAAGGACCAGTTTGCCCAGGTTGACCCCGGCAATGAGAAGGGCCAGACGGCCTTGGTGCAGACGGCCCAATCGAATCTGGAAGCCGTCGACAACACCCTGCGGAAATCGTTCAAGGTCCGTGAAGACCAGATTGGCGAGGCCCGGACGCTGCTCGTGCAACTGGCGGAGCAGGGTACTGACGCTTTCGGTCAGACCCACAAGACCTTGATGAGCCGGCTGGCCAAGCTGACCTCCTTCAAGGAATTCGACCGCGGCCAAGATGAAACGCTTTCCAAGATGGCGGCACAGTTCCGGGATTCCTCCCGGGCCGTGATCGGCGCGCGTGACGACCTCCTGAAGCAACTCCGGTTTGCCGTCGAGCACCCCATCGACGAGTACAACAAGGCACTGGCCGCCGAGGCCGACGCCATCATCACCAACCCGGACTTCAACTCGCCGGACCTGCAGGTGGTTTCGAACGCCATCCTCCAGGTGTACCGCCGGGTCTTCGAGCGCAGTTCCGGTGAAGCCGTCGAGAATCTGCGGGAAGCCGAGAAGCGCCTACGAGCCGAGGCAGCAGGCCGCGAAGTCGAGCGGCTGATGAAGCTTAAGGGCGACGAACTGATCAAGGCCCTGAGCGAACTGCAGTTGACCGGCGTTGATGAGATTGAGCGGATCACCCGGTTGATCCAGGAGATCGACACCCGGCTGCAGGCCTCCGCGGACCAGGCCGCCACCTACACCGGTGGCCGGGGTGCCCGCGTCGCCAACCCCAACTACCTGCCGCCTGAGCAGCGGACGGCACTGGAGCAGTCCCGTTCCGTTCTCAGCGGCACGGCCGATCGGCTGAATTTTGAGATCGACCAGACCAACGAGCGCCTGCGCGCCGACACCCAACGGTGGCTGGAGCAACTGTCCGTCGCGCTCAAGGAAGACACCAGCGGCGAACTCGCCAAGTCGATGAAGGTGATCTTCGAGCGCTACGGCAAGACCTTCGACGTCAACAAGTTGCCGACGGTCGACGAATTGCTGGAAGTGATGGGTGGTCAGGCTCCGAGCCAGGTGTTGCCAGGAGGCAGCAGGACCCAAGCACCGCCTGTGGGCCGGGACTTCCTGCCGTCCAAGGCTCAGTGGCAGGAAGCCTACCAGGCGACGCGTGGCGCAACCCAGGCCAGCCCGGAAAGCCTGCAGGTGATTCGCGGCGCATTGGTCACCAGCAAGAAGGATCGGGCCGATAAATTCAGTCCGGAATTTGCTGAGCGCCTGGCCAAGATGATCCAGGCAGCACCCGGTAAAGCCGAGATCTATTCGGGTTTTCGGGACTATGACGAGCAGGTTCGCATCTTCCAGCAGGTCCAGGCCAAGCGCGGTGCCGAGGCCCGGAAGTGGGCGGCGCCTCCGGGGCTTTCCCAGCACAACCTGGGCGAAGCGGCGGACATGCGGTTCAAGTCAGCCGAGACGCAGAAGTGGTTCCACGAGAACGCCAAGCAGTTCGGTCTCAACTTCCGCATGGACCACGAAGGGTGGCACATCGAGCGGTCTGACCGGCCGGCCACTCGGCAGGTGTACCGGGATACTCTCGGTGCGGCAATACCGGCTGTGCGCGCTGGTGCGGCTCCGAAGATCGACACCGCCAAGCTGAACTTCAACGGCGCCGACCCCGAAAAGATCGTTCAGTCCATCAAGGTCCTGCAGAACCTGGGCCTGTCTTTGGCAGATGCCGCCGCAGTGGCCGGCAACGTGGTTCAGGAGAACGCCAAGTTTGATCCGAACCTGACGCCAGATAACGGCAAGTCAGTCGGCCTCTTCCAACACATGGGGGCCCGGCAGAAGGGCCTTGGCCGGACCTTGGAATCTCAGTTGACTCACATCGTCAACGAGATGACGGGACGCAGCGAAGTTCGTGACCGTCAATCTGAGGTCGCCTACAAACTGATGCAGCGCGCCCAAAGCGTTGAGGACAAGGCAGTCATCTTCGCCAAGTATGTGGAGCGGGCTGGCGACCCGCAGACCCAAAAGCGTCAGATGTATGCCCAGAACGCATACCTGCTGGCGACCCAGCAAGGTGCTCAGCAAGCGCCCGCGGCCCGTGAACGCCTCGCGGAAAGCTCGTTCCTGACTACCCTCAAGAAGACTGTCACCGAGGCCAGTGTCCTGGCGGCCAACCAACGCCAGGCTGACATCGACCAGTTGCGTCGGCCGTTCGTCGAGCCGGTCGAGACGATGCGGCAACGGGAACTGGCCGACATCAGAGTGCAGTCGGCGGTTGCCAAGCGCGACTGGGTGGGGCTCTTTGGACAGGGCTCATCCTACCTCAATCCAGACACCAACCTGGACGACGTTCGCGCCCAGTTGGTGGCCCCGCAGAGTGCCCTGGCCGACCTCGCCAAGGTCGAACTGAGGTTGGCCCAGGAACGGGTCGACTACGCCAAGCGCACCCAGAAGCGCAGCGAGAACCTGCCCGTCAGCGACGAAGAGCGCCGGACTCTGGCGGAGAACGTCGTCAAGGCCGAGATCGAACTGGAGAAGACCACTCGGCGTCTGGCTGATCAACGTCTGAGCCAGGAGGCCGCCTACGATCGCTTCGTGCGTGAGCGCGGTCCCCAGGCGCTCCGGCTCTACCCCAAGCCGTTTGTCGGCGCCGAGGTGCGATCTCAGATTGCCGAGGCGGAAAAGAAAAAAGACTACACCGCCCTCCTGGGTCCGACCCCGCAGCCGCTCGACACCCAACTCGGGCTTGACGAGGTCGTCAAGCAGTTGCTGCAGGCCAAGGGTTTGTTGGGTCAGATTGCCCGTGAACAATTGGCCATTGCCGACGCCAATGTGCAAAAGGCCCAGGCCCGGCTGACCGAGTATGAAAACACCGTCAAGGCGGTTCCGTCCCAGGCCAACCCGGCGACCGAAGCCCAGCGTAAGAACGATGTCGTCCAGACTATCTCTGCCCGGGAATCGGCCATCCGCAAACTTGCGGAACAACGGCTGGAGATCGAGGACAAGCGTCGGCGTGAGTTGGTTGCTACCAACCTGGAGACCCTGGCCAAGGAGGTGGAAGCCGCCAAGCGCTCGTACGAGTTTGCCGCCCAGGGCCTCTACAACACGGCCGAGGTCGAGAAACACCAGGAGACCTACATTCGTCTCCTGGAGCGCCAGGCCGATGCGCAGTACGAAAAGGACCTGCTCGACAACAACAACCGCGAACTGGCCCAGAAGGAGTGGCAGGCCCGCAAGCAGTTGGTGGAAAACGAGCGTCGTGTCTTTTTGGCGAATCGAATCGACCGGGAGGAGCGCCGCTACCAGCAGGGCATCAGTACCATCACCCAACCGGAGGACATCTACCGCACCGGCATGGGGTTGGAAATCACGCCAGAACGGCGGCGGGAGCAGATCGTCAGCGAACAACTGCTGACCGAGCGCTCGATCCAGGAAAAGATCCGGCTGCGCGATGAGGCCATCCGCACCCAAGGCGCTGACAGCACGGCTGTCATCAACCTCAACAACCGGTTGCGGGAACTCGGTCAGCGCTTTGCCGAACTCTCAGCCGAGTCCGACCGGCTCAACATGTCTTTCACCCAGGCGCTCGCGGAAGGCTTCTCCGCGGACCGCCTGCGGGATGCGCTCCGCCGCAACCTCGGCACGATGTTCGACATGGCGGCCAACATCGCCGACGAGTTCGGTGCCGCGACTCGTCGGGTGGCCGATGCGCTGGGTGCGGCCATGTTCCAGACCAAGCAGAAGACGGTCTCGGAACGGTCGGATTCCACCGAGGAGTGGTCCGTCGAACCCAATACGGTGGGCACCGTAGGACCGGCACGTGGCGACATCTATACCAAGGGCGACACCTCCCGCTTCAAACTGCGCCGCACCCGGCAGACCACCACCAGTTCGTCCTCGCCCAACGCTGAAGGCACGGCCGGAACCTTCGAGCAGATCGGCCGGGATCTCCTTTCCGGAATCTCCAGCCAGATCTACAAGGGCATCTTCGGAAGCCTCGCGGAATCGATCCTGGGCGGCTTCACGGGCAAGGGCGGGGCCAAGGGCCAGGGTGGTGAGCCCGGCGTCAAGGAAGCCTCGGAACAGGCCTTCACGGGCATCGCTGACACCTTCAAGAATGGCTTCGGTGCCGTTGAGAAGAGCGTCACCGGCTTCCTCAACGGCAACAACGGCTTCTTTTCGACCCTCGCCAGCGTCCTGATCGGCGGCCTCGGCGGCATCGTCAATGCGGTCGGCGGGCTGTTCAGCGGCGGTGGCGGCATCGTCAATGCGGTCGGCGGGCTGTTCAGCGGCGGTGGCGGCAGCAGTGGGGCCGGCATCTTCAGTTCCATTGTCGGGCTATTTGCCCGGGACGGCGCGGTCCTCAACGAGCTTCCGGCCGGTAAACCGCTCGGCAAGTTCGCCACTGGCAAAGTCCTGGACGAAGTCCAGGTCGCCGCGGAGCCGGTGCTCGCCAAGTTCGCAGGCGGCGGCCTCACCCGCGGAGTCGGCGGCATCATTAAGGGCAAGGGCACCCCGACGTCGGACTCGATCCCGGCTCTGCTCACCCAGGGCCGCACCGTCAAGGGCTACATCGCGGTCTCGACCGAGGAAGCCATCCTCAACGCCAAGGCCACCAAGATGCTGGGCCCGGACTTCATCAACCGGGTCAACCGGGGAGCGCTCCAAGGCAAGTTCGCGCGCGGTGGAATGCTCTCGGGTGCGCCGTCCACATCTTCACAGTCGGGTTATAATGGCAGCCCGGTGGACGTCCAAATCATTGACCAGCGATCCGCTTCCGCACCTGACATGGAGGTGCAACGCCGGAAACAGCCCGGCGGCAAGGAAGAACTCCGCGTCTTTGTGCGCGAGGCCATGAAGTCCGAGTTTTCCAGCGGTTCTATGGACCGGACCCACGCCGTCAACATGGGCACCCGTCGACCCCCGATCAGGAGATAACACATGCCAGCCTGGCCCAACACGGTTCCCCGCATGCCGGTTCGCAATAGCTGGCGCTGCCAGCCCGGCAACAACGTGATCGTGTCCGAGGTCGACGCCGGCCCACCCAAATACCGGCGCCGCTCCACCGCGGTGCCGGAGGAAGCCAGTTTCACGATCCTGATGTCGTCAACCCAATTCGTCGCCTTCGACACCTTTTGGCGCAACGACCTCAAAGGCGGGGCACTGGCGTTCGATTTCACCCACCCCTGGCGCGGTACCACGGTGTTGGCTCGAATCCCGGAGCCCTGGATTCAAGAACCGGACCCGGAAAAGGACGACCGCTGGCGGGTGTCGTTCCCCCGTTTCCTCCTTGGAGTCACCCAGTAATGCCTGCAGTTTCCATTGACGGCATTCGTTCCATGTTTGCCGAGCAGACGGCCGACGTCTGGACGGTCGGCATTACCTTTGCTCCGCCAGAAGGCGCGTCCGGCGAAACCTTTCGGATGATCGCCAACACCGAGGACGTGGTCTACGGCGGTCAAATTTACCGGGCGGCGCCGTTTGATTTCACCCTGGCCCAGGACAACGAAGACACTGTACCTAAAGCTCAAATCCGGGCCGACAACGTCAGCCGCGACCTGATCGCCGCCATCAGAGCCGCCAACGTCAACGATGCCCCGGTGATTACGGTCGAGATCTTTCGCATCGGCACCGGCGTGGTCCGTGAATTTGGGCCCACGGTCTACTCCCTGTTGTCGGTCTCGGCCGACGCCTTCGTCATCGAGGGCACGCTCGGCTACCGGGTGGACTTCCTCAACGAGCCAGCGGTCATCCACAAGTTCACGCCCAATCTGGCGCCGGGGCTTTATGCCTGAGCCGGACCGCCTCTGGTGGGCACCTTACATCGGCATCCCGTTCGTCGACAAGGGCCGAACCTGGGATGGTTGCGATTGTTATGGCTTGGCCCGCTTGGTCCTGGGCGAGCAACTCGGCATCTGGATGCCCAGCTACACCGAGCACTATGAGTCGGCCGAGGTCGGCGCCGGGGTCTCGGCCGCCTGGACGACCTTCGAACCGCTCTGGACCCGCATCGAAGAGCCCCGACCGTTCGCTGTCGTGCTGTTTAGCTTCCCCTACGGTTGCCTGCATTGTGGGGTCATGGTCGATGACCGCCAGATGCTGCATGTGGAGCGCGGCAAGGCCGCCGTGAAAGAAGCGGTGGACGCCTTTCGAAAAAAACCTGACGGATTTTACTGGCCCAAATGATTAACGTCGTCGCCGTCTTCAACGTCCTCGAACGCGAGGCCTACACCGCGGAAGTTGAGCCCGGCTTGTCCGTGGCCGAGATCCTCGGCACTGTCTACCCGACCGTCGAAGTCGCCATCAACGGCGACCCGCTGCCGCATGAGCACTGGGCTGACACCTATCCGATCGATGGCGACCTAGTGACGGCGGTGAACCTGCCGCGGGGACCGGCCAAGGCGGCCATCGTTGCCGTTGCCGTGGCAGCGGTTGATTCTGCCATGGTCGCCATCGGTGCTTCGTCCATGGCGATCCTTGCCGCCACGGCCGTGACCAACGTGGTGATGACCGTTGGCCTGACGGCATTGATGATGCTGCCGGCACTGATCCGTCCGCAAAATCCGACAGTCGGCAACAGCGGCGGATTCACGCAGAGTGGCCGCTATTCGGCTCTCAACAGCGGTGCCAACCAACCGGCCCGCTACGAGCCGATGCCGAAACTGTATGGCAACTATCGGATGATCCCGCCGCTGGCCTGCAACTACATTACGGAAAGCGACGAGGAAAGCCAGTGGCTGCTTTTCATTGTCTGCCTCGGCTACGGCCCCCTCAACATCAACGGCACGGTCAATGACGATGGCACGGTCACCGGAGGCTACACGGTCGGCAAGGATCCGTTGACCGGGACCCTGCATCCGAAATTGGTGTTCAAGCGACCCAGTTACTCCAACAACATTCTGGGGCCGGGCGATATTGCCATCAGTCCGACGGCCCTTCGGTCTGGTCACCTCACCATGGGCAACACAGACCTTTCCGAGTTTTCCGGGGTCCGCTGGGAGATAGGCCACTGGAGCCAGTTGCGGCAAACACGCCAACCGCTGCTGCAAAAACTGCTGCGAGACACTTACCAGGACAACCTGTCTCGGGATTTCCCCCGCCAAGGCGCCGACAAACCCACTCCTTTTCAGGGCTGGCTCAATGACAGCCCGCAAGAATCACAGCAAATCTCGACGATACCAGACACGGTCGAAGCCCGCTTCGACCTCGTGATCTCGGCGCTCTACTGCGTTGACGGCGACGGCAAGGAAGACCAGTCAGGGGTTCGTTTCCGTTTTCGCATCAAACAGGACGGGCAGCCGTTCTCTGCTTACCAGGTAGTTCAGTTTGGTAATGCCAACTACTATGAGGTGACTGGCAAGTTTCACAATCCACGCCACTTTAACCCCCGTATTGTCTTTCCGTCGGCCGGTAAGTGGGACGTTGAAATTACCCGCCTGTCGACGTTCATTGCCGGCAATGCTGCGATCGTTTCCAATACCACCTTGGTGGCCATGCGGAACTACAAGGCTCTCAGTCCTGACAACGAGCCCTGGCGCATCACCAACTACAACGGGGGTGACAACGCCGTCCTGATGATGATTGCCATCAAGGACACGCGGCAGTTGAATGGACAGGTCGACGAGGTGGCTGTCGTCGGCACCTCCTGTCTGCCGGTCTATCAGCCGGGTTCCGGCACCTGGGTGACTCAGGCCACCTGCAACCCGGCCTGGATCTATGCGGACTCGCTTAAGGGCCCGCAACTGCAGTACCCGATCACCGATGCTCAACTGGACCTGTCCGAGTTGGCGGACTGGGCGGATTGGTGTGCCCGTGAAAAGGTCACCTACAACTGGTACCACACCACCGAGGAGACCGAACTGGAGCGGGCCGCCGCGATCTGTAAGACCGGCTTTGCCGGCTGGCACTTGAACGCCAACGGCCAGTTCAGCGTCATTCGCGAGTTCAAAGGCCCCCAGGCGCCCTATCTCGACAACTTCGTTCCGGTCCAACAGTTCACGCCGCGCAACAGCCGCAACTTTCGGATGGAGAAGCGCTTTGCGAAGCAGCCCGAGGCTCTCCGGGTCCGCTACATCGACAAGAACGTGTGGACCGACACCGAGATCGTGGTCTATGCCTTCGAAAAGACCGAGGCCACCGCACGCACCTGGGAACTGTTGGAAACCCAGGGCGTGACCGACATGGCCTTGGCCAAGCGGCACGGCAAATACTTCCTGAACACCATGCGGTTGCGCCCGGAGACCTACACCCTGGACGTGGACTTCGAATGCTTGGCCGTCCATCGCGGCAGTTGCGTCCGCATCGCCAACGACGCGATGCTTATCGGTCTCCACAACACCCGTATTGTGGGGTTGACCTTCAACGTCAACGGCGAAGCGACCAGCGCTGTGGTCGACGAAGAGATCACGTTCACCTACTCCGCCCCTGGCGCACCAACTCCGGTGCCCTACGTCGCCCGCATCCGGACGCCGGATGCAGCCGGCCGCGACAACGTGACCTTGCGCCTCGCCAACGTGGTCAATATCGCCTCCGCCGGCGAGCCGGAGAAGACTTCCCGGACCCTGACCTTCAGCCCGCCGGTGACCGGGATCAATGTCGGTGACCTGCTGACCTTCGGCCAGTCCACCAAGGATACCCTGCTTGCTAAGGTCGCCCAGATCGATTACAGGGCCGATCTCTCGGCCACCCTCAGCCTAGTACCGGCCGCCGAGGCTTTGGCTACTGACTCGGCTGATTACGCCTCTTTCGACGCGGTCATCAGCGTCCCGCCGGAGATGTTGAACCCGCAGCCGCCGGTGATCACCCGCATCTGGGGCGATGGCACGACCGTGGCGTTCTCGGCCTCCGGCATGCCATTGACCGAAGTTTGGGTGGCCTGGTTGCTGTCCACCTCCAGCGTCCGTGACTACGACCTAGCCGGAAGCTACACCAACTCCGGGGTACCGATTGCCCGGGTGGAACTCCGCTACTACGTCAGCGACACGACGGATCCTGACAACCTATTGCTGTTGCTGGCCGAACAAACGGTCAGCGTGGACGGCGACGTGTTGGCGACCCGCATCGGCAATATTCCGATGCCATTGGAGACGGTGGACGGCAATGTCCAGCCGATGGCCACTCGCCTCTACATCAGTGCCCGGGCGTTGTCCCGCTACAACCGTTGGAGTTCCTGGTCAGCCTACAAGGAATACGATGTCGCCCAGCTTTACAGCCAGGGCGCCAGCCCGGCGCCGACCGAACTGAGCCTTGCCGCCCTCTACGAGGTCCGACCCACCGGTGAGGTCGATTACTACATCCACGCCACCTGGGCCGTGGCCGGCATCGGCAATGTCGACCACTACGAACTGGAGTGGAAAGAGAACCTAATCGCATCCTGGTTCGGCGTCGCCGTCGGCAAAGCCACCCTCAAGTATGTAATTGGCGGGGCCCTGCCGACCAAGACCTACGACGTCCGGGTCCGCACCGTCAACCGGGCCGGGGTCTCGGCCTGGGTCACCCAAACGATCACGGTCGAGGCCAAGGACGCTCCGCCGCAGCCGCCCTCCAACTTCCAGATCGAGCGCGCCATCAACGGTCTCACGTTGACTTGGGACAATCCGGTGGACCGGGACCTGAGCCACATCGAAATCTGGATGGCCCCGGTCAACAACCACGCGTCGGCGACGCTCATCGCAAGGCCCCAAGGCACGACTTATTTTCTGGCGGTGACCGACCAAGGCACCCGCTGGTTCTGGATTCGCGCAGTCGACACCTCGGGCAACTTCTCGGCCTGGGTGCCAAACGATCTTCTGAACGGCCTCTCGGGTCGGGTCCTGATCGGCGATGGCTTGCCGCCACCGGCGCCGCTCAACTTCACGGTGACGCCGGACACTTGGCAGGCTGAACTCAAATGGGAGCAGCCGACCCCGGCGCCTTGGGACTTGATCGGCACCGAGGTGTGGCGGAGCCAGACCAATGATTTCGCCACGGCCACCCGAATCGGCCTGTACCGGTCGTCGCCTGTCCTCGACCTCCGGCTGGATACCGGCGAGACCTATTACTACTGGATCCGAAACGCCGACTACGAGGAGATGCTGTCCGATCTCGTGCCGTCTCCGACCACCGGAGTCGCGACCACGATCCCGCCGGACCCCCAGAAATACCTGGAACTGCTGGAAGGGGCGATCACGGAGAGCCAACTGGCCCAGGACCTGGGCGCCAAGATCGATGTCATTCCCGATCTTGATCTGCGGGTGCAGGACCTGGAAGTGCCGCCAATCACGGGCTTGGCCCAGATCCTGGCGATCGATGCTCAGAATCAACTGAACGAGGCCTGGGCCAAATTCAGTGAGATCGACACGACCTTTGAAGACTTGACGGCCGGGCAGGTGACCCGCAACGAGTTCCAACAGGTCGTCGACAAGACAGACGAACACACCCAGTACATCACGAGCCTGGGGTTCTGGCGCCAGGACATCGACCAGGACATCACCGGGTTAAAGACCGGACAGGTTACTCGAAGTGAGTTCCAACAGGTCGTGGACCTGACGGCAGACCACGACACGTACCTGACTGGGTTGACGTCGTGGCGTCAGTCCGTGGACGTTGATGTCAACAACATCAAGACCACCAAGCTCAGCAAGAGCGAGTTTGAGCAAAGTCTAATCTCGTCGCCAGACTATATAGGCTACAAAACCAGTGTCTCCGGTGAGATTACAAGGCTTGAAGGAGATATTCAAAGTGTCGCTGCGGCAGGCATTACCCAGGCCGTGTTCGATCAACGGCTGTCTGTTGCTTCGGACTATGTTAACTACAAGACCTCGGTCAATGGGTCTATTACGTCCTTGAATAACAACATTCAAGGGTTGACTGACGATGTGCAAGACTTGGCTAATAACAGCATTACCCGGGCTTCGTTCGATCAAACTTTACAAGTATCACCAGAATACATTAACTACAAGACCAGTGTTTCTGGGGAAATCCAACGGATTGACGGTGATATTGCGGACCTTGCCAATGTCGGCATTACTCAGGCCGCCTTCGACGAAAAGCTTGTCGTTGCCGCGGACTATGTCAACTACAAGGCCTCAGTCAATGGCTCCATCAGCACGTTGAATACGCAGGTTGGCAATCTGAACACTAATGCTGTCACGAAAGCCGCCTTCGATCAAACCCTGCTGTTGTCGCCCGAGTATGTCAACTACAAAACCAGTGTTGCCGGAGAGATCGCACGGATTGACCAGGATATTGCTGATGTCGCCAACATTGGAATTACCCAGGCCGCCTTTGATCAAAAGCTGACGGTTTCTTCTGACTATGTCAACTTCAAAAGCTCGGTTAACGGGTCCATCAGCACGCTCAATAGCCAAGTTGGCAATCTAACCACCAATGCCGTTACCAAGGCAGCGTTTGACCAAACCCTGCAGTTATCGCCGGACTATGTCAACTACAAACAAAGCGTGACCGGTGATTTCCTTTACCTTGGCAATGAATTGCAAAATCGGGTCACGTTAAATACCTTTCAAACCACTGCGGACTTGGCTGCCAATACCGCCAATACCGTATCCACTCTCAGTCAGACGGTCAACGGCCATACCACGTCAATTCAAACCACCAACAACATTGTTGGTGGTCTTTCAGCCCAGTACACCGTCAAGATCGACAACAACGGCTACGTCACGGGCTATGGCCTAGCCAGTACTTCAGTCAACGGCACACCCACGTCCGAGTTCATTGTCCGGGCCGACAAGTTTGCCGTGATCAGTCCCGGCAATGCTGCCGTGGCCCCGGCCTATCCTCTGATGGTGATCACGTCGCCGACCACGGTCAACGGCACTACCGTGCAGCCGGGCGTCTACATCAACAACGTTCAAGTAGGCAGCGGGGCCCTGCAGAACGTGCAGATGCTGCCGAAGTCCATCACCGCGGATCACATCGACACTAGGAATCTAGATATCCGCGATGCCAACGGCAACATCATTTTCAGTTCCGGTCAGAATCTGAATGTTAACCGTATTCAGGGTCTAGGTATTTTTGCAACGGCCGGTCAACTGCAAGCCAATAATATCGGCACCTATATCGCCAACGGAGCTGTTAATAATCTTCTGATCGGAGATGAAATTAAGGCAACGGCAACGTCACCGTTTGATGCTGGTTTACCGGCTTGGTCTTTAAATAAAGCCGGACAACTACGTATTTATGGTGGTCTGTTTGAATTGTTCAATGCAGCCGGACAGCTTGTATTGAGTTCAGGTACCCCGCCATTAGGTGATTTTGCCCATATTGACAAAATTAACGACAGCAACATCGGAACCTATATTGCAGCTGGTTGTATTGATAATGCCTATATCGGCAATGTCATTCAATCGAATCGGACACACACGTTTCCACCTGGCGGCAGTGAATGGGGCCACCCCAGCCTTCCTACCTGGTCCATAGACAAAGACGGTTACTTTACTATTGCAGGCGGCGAGTTCGTTATATTTAACCGAGCAGGCAAAGTATTGTTGCATGCTGGTCAACCTAAGTTTGAGCAGTTTGCCTGGTTAGATAAGATGACCGAAACCAACATCGGCGTCTATATGGAGTCGGCGGCTATCACCCGTGCATTCATTAAGGATGCGGCCGTTAGTACACTCAAAATCGAGAACAATGCGGTTACAGTGCCTGAATCAGTTTGGTGGTATTGGGGTGGAGCCGGTAGTTCGTTAACTGAGTATCGTTATTTGGCCGTCACCCCCGCTACTTGGAACACGCAGTACACTTATACAGATGCCATGCCCGTGGCCATCACTGATATTGACACTAGGCGTATTATATTTGTTTCTTTTACTATAAACTTAACTGACGGAACTCCCGGTGAATTGAAGGTGTTTGTCCAACATCAACATACCAATGGTAACTGGTATAGCTCACATGGTAATGCTGTCCCGCTTTACTCTGCGCCTTGGAACGGTAGTTCAGCAAGCTTTACTTTTACTGAAAGCTTCTCTATTTCACCTAACTATCAACCCTGGCTCAGGTTAAGGTTTGAAACAACGTCTATTGGTGCAGTTAATTTGCCGTTCGGTTCGATAAATGCAAACTGGAATGCAAACCCATATATCAGTGATTTACGTATTCACGTATTTACAGGCAAACGATGAACAATGTCACTTACTATGATCCAGCCACCGGCCTCATTATTGGTTGGCATACAACAGGCGCCCTGGATGCCTTGGATACCGTCTATCCCAACTACAAAAGAATTGACGGCCTCTACGATGGTCGGGAATATCAAATCGATCTGGAGTCCTTGACAGCCGTCCCTCGACCCACCTTATCGATATCGGCCGACAAGACTTCACTTACCGCAGATGGCGCCGACGTTCTGACGATAACCGGTGTCCCTGCGGGCGCCAAGGTCACCATCTGGGGGCCTGCACCGGCCGAATTCACGACCGATGGGGGTCCCCTGGAATTGACTGCCGGAGCCGAGGGTCTTTACCGGATTCGAGTCGATCTTTGGCCGTACCGTACCTGGGAGCACCAGTTCCATGCGCATTGATTTGCTGGCCACCCCTGCCCGTCTACAGGAAAGCGCCCGCCAACGGCTGACGGCCACGGACTGGTGGGTCACCCGACATCGGGACCAATTGGAGACCGGCACACCGACCACCTTGTCCGGCACCGAGTACGCTCGGCTGCTGGAATATCGCCAGCAACTGCGGGACTGGTCCAAGTCGGGACAGCCTCTGCTGCCGGTGCCGCCTGCTTTCCTGGTTGGAACGGACACTCCACCTGCCCCTCCGACTCTGGCCGAACGCAAAGAAAAACGCCTGAAGGAACTGGCCTCCAGGCGCTTCTCGCACGAGACCAAAGGCATCAACCGCGAAGGTGTTCGTTTTCAAACGGACAGAACCTCCAGGTCAAACCTGCAGTCCCTGTTCAACGCCGCCGATGTCGCCGCCAACAAAGAGTTCCGTTGGAAAGCCCAGGACGGCTGGGTCACCCTGAACAAGGCCAAGGTCCGACAGGCCCTGGCCGCGGTAGTTGACCACGTCCAGGCCTGCTTCGATCGGGAGGAGGAACTGGCTGCGCTCATCGAGGCCTCGGACAATCCCGAGGCCGTCGACATCACGAGCGGGTGGCCAGGTGGGGATAGCCTCGACTAGGTCGCGCCCAACACGATCAGGTTGTCCGCCAACACTTGGTCCATCTCCCGGTGGGTGATGGATACCACCTGCGGGTAGGCTGCCCTCAAGGCCGCCTCCGTCAGGGCCGACACGGCGGGTGACATGTCGGCGGTGACTTCATCCAATAGGATGAATCCAGCTTGACAGGGTTGCAGACGGCCCACGGCCACCCGCAATCCCAGTCCAATGATGCTGCGTTGGGCCCCGGAGGCGCTGACCAGGGGCATGGCGTAGCCTTCCTCGACGAAGTAGAGGTCGAAGTTTTCCCCTTTGCCTATCCGCTCGATCCCGCCAGCCGTGCAGGTGGTCACGAACTGCGAGGCCGTGCCGAGCAAACCTTCCCAGACGTCGCCCAGGAACTTGTCCCGGTTCTGCTTGACCAGTTTGGACAGGCGCCCCAGATCGGCCTCCAGGTTGATCTCCCGGTCCAGTTGGGCCTTCTTCTCGGCCTGGTCCAGGATCAGCTTGGTGAGGCGGTTCCACTCGGCACGTCGGTTCTCCAGGTCAGTCTGAGCCCGCTGTAAGCGGAGCTTGGCTTCGCCAAGCTCCGCAGTCATCGTGTTCAGTCGAAGCTTGAGAGGCTCCGGATCAACGTCCGTGATCCCTTCCAGGGCCTCCAGTTCCTTTCGGAGCCCGGCGAGATCCTGGGTCAGTTGCCGGCAGGAGCGAGTCAGGCGCTCGGCTTCGCCCTTGACGCGACGCAATTCGGTGAGGTTGGCCCGATGTTGTTCAATCACTGACGGGTCGAGGGCCGGGCCCATTTCGGCAAGCGACCCCTGGTAGGTGCTCACATCCCGCTGCAGGTCCTCGATCCGGTTCCGCAGTTGAAGGCGGCGGTACACGGCTAGCTGATAAGACTCTTGGGCCCTTCGAGCTTGGTCCAGGTCCTCTGAGGCAGCAGAGTAAGTCTCGTCGTAGCCTTTGAGTTGGACCTCAACACCCGCCAGTTCAGCTTTCACTTTCTCGGTCTCGCCGACATCGAAAGGCCGCAGGCAGGTGCGGCACACGGCCTGCTCCAGACTGGTTAGCAGTTGTTTTCGACGGTCGGCGCAGTTGCTGGCCAGACTACCTGCCAACAGGTGCCGGTCCTGGGCCGCCTTCAACACCTCGGATGGGTCCTCTGGCACCACTAGGGCTTGCAACTCTGTGTTGGCAGTGTCCAAAGCCCGCTGGGTGCTCTCCAGTTGGCCCCGCAGACGCTCCCTTTTCATGGACACCCGTGCACTCGCGTCCAGAATGGCCTCAAGCTCAGCGATCCGCTCATCACACCAACTCAGACCACCTCCTATTTCGTTACAGAAATTTTGGAGTTGGTCCTCCTCGATCACCAGGCGATTTTCAATGGATTCGCACTGGGCAGACAAAGTCTCGCGCTTGGCCTCAGCCCGCACGAATTCCCGGTGCCGTCGTTCCGCCGTATTCACCTCGGCCGCCAGCCTTTTCTGCTCGGCCTCCTGCTGCTCGATCTCGCAGGCGAGGACGCCGGTCTGTTCGGTCAAGGCCGCCAGTTCGCCGGCAAGCTCAGTCTTACGGGAGGTCGCTTCGGCGACCTCCCGCTGGCCTTGTTCCACTTGAGGCCGAAGCACGTCAAGACGGCCCCGCACAATCTTGGTCCGATCGGCAATCCGCTGCAGCGCGCGGTCGATGGTGTCGACGCCGGCCAGGCGCTCGACTAGTTGCTTGAGTTCGGTCCCCGTCATCGAAAGAAGCGCCGCCGCCTCGCCCTGGTAGCTCACCCGCATGTCGAGGAAGGTGGCCTTGGGCAGTTCCAGAAGTTCGTCGACCAGGGCCGTGACCTCGGATGCGCCCCTGGCAATGGGCTCGCCGTCCCGATAGAGCGTTGCCGATGAGAGGGTCCGCTCCAGCCGGTACGGCCCAAAGCCCAGGGTGACCTTGGGCTTCGCTTCAGGCTTCTGCCGGGGCACGATACCGGCCTTGCCGCCGGGCACCTCCTTGGCCCCGTAGAGGGCGAACAGGATGGCGTACTTAAGGGTGGTCTTGCCGACCCAGTTGGGGCCGGCGATGACGTTGAGGCCGGCCGTGAAGTCCACGGACAGGTCGCTGTGCTTTCTAAAGTCCTTCAGACTCAGTCTGTCAAGGTAAAGCATCAGGTCATCTCCGCATAAATCTGTCGCCACAGTTCCAGGAGTCCCGAGTCTTGCAGCAAGGCTTCCATGCTCTCTGCCAGGGGCCGGACCGCCATGGGTTTAAAGATTTCGTCACCTCCTCCGGAGGTGACGAGGCCTTCAACTTCGACTTCGCTGATGTTGACGGCCAGAAGGTTGGGGCTCTCCTGCCACCAGGTCTGGACCTTGCGGAGGAGATCGGCGTACTCGGAGGCCGAGACGGTGCCGGTGACCTTGATGAACTCCAGTTCGGCAGCCAAAACGTCCGGTGCCTCGACTGCGTCGAGGCACCGGTAGTGTCGGTCGACGGACCAGATGAGTTCGTAGGTGACTTTGCCGTTCTCGACACGCCAAATGAACTTGTCCGTCATCTCGGCAAAGCTCAGCGGCATGATAGAGCCCGTCATGATCAGCCGGCCGTTGTGGAGAACCCGGGGGTTGTGCTCGTGGCCGCAGAAGATGTAGTCGAAGACCTCCAGGAGTTCCTCGGCTTTCTCCGGCGACAGGTTGTTGGTGAGGGGGTCGTCCTTGGCGAAGGTGAGGTCGTAGTTGCAGTGAAGAACAAGAACGAAAACACTTTCTATCCCGTCGAACCGATCCGCACTGCGGCTTTCCCGACCAGAGACCAGCGCCGAGTCTAAAGCTCGCACGAAAGCCTCTTGGGTGGGCTGATAAGGGCAGGTGAAAAGGGCGGTTGCAGGATAGGAGTCGTGAAAGATCGGCGACGGGTCGTTGTAGTCAGGTAGATCAACAGGCCCATCCGGCAGCATTGCGTCGACCATCTGCAGACTGGAAAGACCATTAGCCCGGTTCGCCACGTCGTGGTTGCCTGCCAGCACGACCGGCACTTGGCTGACGATCGAGTAGCCTTGGAACAAAGTCTTGTCATCGTTGCGGGTCTTGTCAAATAAATCGCCAGCCTGAACCACGTAGCCGTCGGCTCGGCGAACAATGTCTGCGGCCCGGTCGAAGATTTTTTGACGAAGACGCTCCCGGCCCACCGGCGTCGTGTGGGAAACGCGCTCCACCCCGAGGTGGATGTCGCCGATGATGGTCAGGTCTGCACTCATTCTGGTATCTCCTTGTAAACCCATACCCCCTTATCTTCCAGAAAATGGGAGCGTTCGTAATACGTACCTGCATCATTTGGATTCAATGTGTCGTAAAGTTTGTACGGCACCTTGTACTCGATTGTTTTTTCTTCGTCTTTGCTGATCAAAAGACAAGGGTATGGAGCTGCATGTTTACTTGCCGAGTAAACCCGTTCGTGGGAGTCCGCGACACTGCCTGGGTATTCCCAGTACTCGGCGTCCTGACCTGGGGCCACATAGCGATACAAGACCCAGCCATGGTGGTCATCCTCATCTCGGGCCGCCGCTCGGTCGGCTTGGTGTTTGCCTTCCTCCAGGTCGAACCCAATCCAAAAAATGCCGTGACTGTAGACGCCTTCTTTCTGCAGGAAGTAGATCGTGGTTTCTTCGTTCATGCTGCCTCCGCCAGTTGGTCTTTAAGTTCCGCGAAATCGATGACTTTGACGTCCCGGCTCCGTGCCGCCCAGTCGAAGTTGGGTTCGCACACGGCCAGGACCCCGCGGGGGATTTCGCTGCTCGAGCACCAGAAGTTGAACACCACCCGGTAGCCCAGGAGGCGGCCCAGTTTCTTGGCATTGGCCAGGGCCCCGCTGCCCTGGGTGCCGACGACGATGGCCGCCTCCTGGGTCAGGTCTGCATTGAAACGGGCGGCGTTGCCGCTGGTGTGATCGGGGGGGTAGAGGACACGGATTTCGGTGTTATCGGACATGGTCGTTCTCGTGTTGAATGAGATGCAGGAATCCGCCGGCGATGCCGGCGGCGGTGTAGGGGCAGCGGTGCCAGGGCTCGGTCAGTTTCACCTTCTTCTGGAGGTACGCCTGCACGACCTGGGGCCCGGCCCAGATTTCCACCTCCTTGGCCGTCAGGTGATGAAAGACGAACACGGAGATGCCTCCGGCCCGGGTCCAGAGTCGGGAGGAGGTAATCTGATGAGGCTTGATCAGACTCTTGAGCGAGGCCTTCGCCAGGCTGGCGTGAACCAGACTGGATTTGGCCTCGATCAGAAAAGACCGGCCGTAGAGCAGCAGGTAGAAGTCGCCCGGGCGTTCCGGGATGAAACCCCGGGCCGACTTGCTGTCGTAGATGCGGTCCATGAAGCCGGGATGGTCCTCGGTGAGGAGTTTCCCGGCGTCCTGGATCTTGACCTGGAGCGCTTCGCCGGTGTTGGCTTGGGCGCCGGATCTACGTGAGTTCACAGGCCCCGCCCACGCACGCATACTCCTGTGACCCTGTGGTCTGGTCGTCCTCTTCACGCAGTTGATCCCAGTCGATCTCGGGGAACACGGCCAGGGCTGTCTTGTAGGTCAGTTCGTCGACCTCCTGGTAGGGCGCCTGCTGGTAACTGTGGTCGGAGTGCGGCAAGAAGCTGATGCCGCTGACGATGTCGAAGTTGTCGTAGACCCAGGCGCCGACTGCGGGCCATTCATGTTCCTTCACGTAAACCGTGCAGTTGTGTGTGAGGATGTTTCCTTCCAACACAAAGTGATGGCCAACCGGTTCAGTTACACAGAAAACTTCCTCGAGCCTACCTGTGTTCCGTACCTGACTAATCTTCCAACGCTTGGAAGACTGCTCTGTCACTGTAAACCTGTCTTTGTGCTTTGCTCTTACAAAGAAATCCTTGGATAATGACTCTTTCAGGAAACACACCCAGTAAAAGGTGCGGTCTATTTCTGGGTTCCTAACGTTTGCATACGCGGTGGCCCCTGAAACACCTTGTTGAAGGTTAACAGACACACCTATTCCAGCCTTTGGAGCAGCCGCCTGTAACCACTCCAGGTATTCTCGCCTGGAACTGGAAATAGAAAAGGCAGCGCCCTTTCTATCGACATACCCGTCTGTCGCGAACCAGCCCATGATAAAGCCCCTCAAATATTCAGAGGATTCCTCCAAGATATCTGGCAACGTTTTCCAGTGATTCGGTAACCTGTAAACGCTCTGCATGTTACCGGCTTTGTTGGTCGTGGCACTTAACCCAAACTTTTCAAAGAACGGAACTAAGTCAGGGCCTTTGTCTCCACATAGGTCTACTCTGCAATGTGAGTTGGCGCGGTGTTTGTTGTATTCGGTGCCGTCACCAAAAACCACACCATGTAGAAACCCCTCTAAAGCAAAGGAGTTGTAGTCGGTTTTCTGATATACCGAGACAAACTGCTTTCCTATCGGCAGACTTTTAGTCTGGTAAAGCTTCTCATCCCAGCCTGCCCACCTCTGATGGTGGTAAGTAACAGGCCACAAGTGATCGGCCGTTGTCTCCAAGGTAAATGACTTCTTACCTGAAGTTAACGTGATTTCCCATATTTCTTGCCTGCCAAACCTATTTACCGTGGCCGGCACGAATTCACCGACTTTGTTGAGGACTTTAACTTCGGCTGTTTCTCTGCCTGCCAATACCTCCTCAAACGACACCAAACCTTGGTCCGTAATGAAACGTGTCTTTGCCGAAAAGCAAGATGGTTTGTGCTCGCAGAAGTTGAGTTGATAGTGCTTCCACAACTCCAACTGCTCCAAAGCTGAGCGATCATCTCGGAACACCGACCCGGCCGGGGCCTCCACCGGGAAAGAGAACACCCAGGTGGAGTCAGGCCGCATGACGTCGTCCTCGCAGGGCACGCCCTGGTCCCGCATCAGTTGGGCCAGGGGATCCTTCTTGTCGGCCCGCACGGTCCGGATGTAGTGCGGCGCGTAGCGAGGATGGATACCGCTGGCGGCGTCAACCAGTTGCGAAACCGTGCCGGACGGCTTCACGCAGGTCACGGCCGTAGCAGGATTGATCTCCAGAGCGTCGGCCCACAGTTGGTTGATCGTCACCGCATGGTCGCGGAGTCCTCGGAGCAAGCGCCCGGACTCTTCGCTGACCGTGCTCAGCAGCGGGTGATCCATGATGCCGGTCAAGCTGACCCCGAGGAGGCGTTCTTCTTCGCAGTTCTCCTTCCACTTCGGAGAGAGGTAGCGGAAGTCGGTCAGCGTGGCCTGCAGGGTGCCGAGGATCGCGGCGATTTCGATCTTGTAGAACAGGGTCTCTTGGGTGTCACTGGGTCGTACCACTACCTCGCTGAGATTGCATTTTTGGCGTGACCTTAGTACAATTTCTGAGCAAGGATTTGTACCCCACTCGTTATACCCTAAGGCCGCCCTTCTCGCCGGCTGCAACTTGGTGGCTGCCTGCCGGTTGAAGATGCCTCGCTCACCGCTCTTGCTGTCGTAGAGCGACAGCCACTCCGCCATGAAGGCCCCGGCTGTGGGCTTCTCCGTGAAAGCCACGCTGTTGTTGGCCAGAGAAAAGTGCGGGTTCTCGATCCACCAGCTGCCGGTCTTGGCATGCCGCATGCGGTTGTCCGACAGGTTGCTCAACGAGAGCAAAGCCGACCGGCGCACACCGCCCACCACCACGATGTCAGCAATCTTGCAGACCAGGCCGTGACACTCGATGGAATTCAGCCTTCGGCCCTCCGCGGCCCTGAACAACTGCACGCAGTAGTCGAACAGCCGCAGCAGCGGTTCCGGTCCGGAAGCCCGGCCCCCGAACGTCTTCAGCCTGGCCCCGGCCGGCCTGACTTGGCTGACGTCCCAGGTGACGTCGAAGTTGCCGTTATAAAGCTCAACCAGCAGGATGCGTAGCGCGGAAGCCCACCCGCATTTGCTGTCAGCCACCACAATCCGGTTCTCTGCGGACAGGAAAACCGACAGTTCATCAGCCGGCACGCCCGGGAAATTTTCCTCGGTTGGCGCGTAGATGCTGCGGTTCAACGAGTCGCCGACCACCGGCAGACGGTTGATGTACTGACGTTCGACGGAGTATCCCACCCCAGTACCGCACATCAGCACATAAAGGATCTCGTCGAAGTCGATCGGCGACCCCACATGCAAGATGTAGGGTTGGTCCAGGTCGGGGTGTTCAATTGTGATGTCTTTGCCGCTACCGCCTACCGCTATGAAGCTACAATTGTACCCTGCTGTTACATCACGATCCAATGCTGCGCCAGCAGTCATCAGCGCCCGCATCGACGGCATCACCTCCAGGTTGTAGATGGCCGTGAACAAGGCGAGCCGCTCAGATGGGGTGATCACCCCGCGGTTCCACCAGTAGTCGACGTAGCGCCAAACGGTTTCTTCCCAGGTCTCGCGGCGGCCTTTCTCCGGCAGCCAGCGGGCATACTTCGACCGGTGGATGAATTGTTGGTAGGGAGTTTTCAACGGGTCTTGGGACATGTTATTCTCTCGTACGCTTGTTTAATCTCAGCCATGGTACGTCCACAGCCATCGCAGGTTTGGGTGCGCCGATTCAGTCGGCACTGCTTGACGCACCGCTTTTCGGGTGTCCGCCCACGCCAGGGCGGCATCACCCACAAGTTGATGGGAGGTAGCCGGAACTCCGGCCACTCAGGCATAGGTCCTCAGCGTCAGTGCCAGGTCCGGCGAGAGGTTCGTGAAGTTGTCCCGGCACCAGCGGACATAGTGTTTCGGGACCTCGTTCCAGGGTTTCCCGGCATGTGCCTTGAGCGCGCAAATCTCCAAGACTTGCGGGGTCTTGAACTCCTCCAGGAGAGCGTCGATAGTCTTGCCGGTAGCCTGCAGGTGGGTGTGCAGAATCTCGGTGGTCATGATGCAGTCGGCCACCGCATCGTGGGCATCGAGCGGCGGCTTGCCGGTAGCTGCCTGATAGGTGGCACTGAGGGTGCCGCCGTTGTGCGGGTAGTAGCGGTCCGTCAGCCAGCGGACGTCCAGAGTCCGCTCCCGGACCAGTTCCATGCCGTTGGCCTCCAAGACCTTGAAGTCATAACTGGCACAGTTGAAACCGGCAATGACCGGCACCCGCTCCGCGACCCTGGCGATCATGAAGATCGAATTTTCCAAGAGCCGGATCGCAGTTTTCTGGGCCGGCGCATACCGGACGTGCTCGTCGGTGATCCCGTGAACTGCCGAGGCCCCGGCCGGGATCGGCATACCGGGGTCTACCAGTTGGTTAAGCGCGACCGCATAGTGCTCGCGCTCGGGATGATAGGTGACGGCCCCGATCTGGACGATGCCGCAGGTCTTAGGGTCGACGCCGGTGGTTTCGAGGTCAACGACGATGACGAGCGATTCGAGCATGGGAGTTCCGTGGTTCAAAGAGGGGCTGGCTGCGATAGAGATCGCAGTTCGGGTGAGTCACTTCTCCCGTCTCGATGTTCTTGTAATGAGGCTGCCGAACGGGAATGGCCCGGCCACAGTCCGAGCACTTGAGGACGGTTTTGGAAGTCTGAATCTTATTCAAGCCGCATTCTCCATAGGCTCACCCCGCACCGCGGCCTCAATGGCCTCCGCTGATGGGAATGCGCCCAGTTCAACTTTGTTGCCCCAGTTCTCTCGGCCGATGGAGATCTCGGGGACCATGGGGACCTTGTGTCCAGGTGGGGTGATGGCCATCAAAGCCGACAGCCGACCGCAGTACTCGACCACGGCCTCGACGGGCACTGAAGCCGTGATTTCGTCGTAGACCGGGGCGATGAGTTTGGCACCGGTCTCCTTGAAGAGCCGGGTCTTAGCTGTACCAGCTAAGACAATTTTGAGAATTTCTGATGCACTTCCCTGTATAAGAAAATTGCGACACTGTCTCTCCATAGCTGAACGTTGGTTGCTATCTTGCGACACGATATTCGGCCAGCAATGTCTCCTGGTTCCATAGACGGTCTGAACATAACCGTTGCGGCGAGCGAATTCGTCGACCTTGGCCCACCACTTCGGCACCCCGGGATAGGTGTCCAGCCAGCCCTCGACGTATTCCTGGGCGATCTGCCGCTTGATCATCAGGTTCGCTGCCAAGGTCCCGGCCCCGCCCCCGAACACGATCAGGAAGTTGGCCGGCTTGGCGCCCTTGCCGCGGATGTTGTCCAGGAACTGGCCGAGGTCGTCCTTCTGTTTCCGGGCCTGTTCATAGAAGTCATATCGGACTCGGCCCGTGGCCGAGTCCAATTCGACGTCACGAAGAATGAACCGGCCCCCGCTGCGCAAGATCTCGCCGGGGGCAATGGCACAGGCCGTGATAGTGTGGAGGTCCTTCTGCGTTTCCCCGAGGTAGGCGTCCATCAGGGTGGCGTCCTCGGATTCCGAGGCCAACAAACGCAGTTCCTGCTGGTTGAAGTCGGCCGAAATGATGACGTGTGCCATCAGTGACCTCCGAACCACAGGTCCACCCACTTGGCCCACCAGGGCCGACGCTTGATGAAGTACTGGCCCTCGGGTCCGCAATGGTAGAGGCCTTCGTTCGAGCGTTCGTCCATGCACTGTCGGCTGCCTGTCTCTATTCTATCCCCGGTGACCGGGTCCTGATAAAAAGTGAGGGCCCGATTGCACCAGTAACAAGACGTTGCTTTTCCCAGTACTTCAACGTGCACACAGTCCTTACAAAACTTCATGCTGCTTTCTCCACATTAGTTGGCACCACCCGTGCCCGCTCCGGTTCAAACGGCACGAACATTGAACGGACATACCCGCCGTCCTTCTTCGAAACCTGGAACAGGTTCGGCGACGACCCGGTCGGCCGCCGTGTTTCCGTGCCGGACGGCCGGAAGAAGGGGTGGATGCGTCCGTCCTTCGGGTGCTTCCACAGCGGGTAGGGCGTCCAGTACAGTTCTTCCCGGGTCTGGGCCTTGCCGACAGCCAACCAGGTCAGCAGGACCTCGGCCTTCCAGTCGCCGTTCGCCGAAACCTCGATGGCTTTCTGCAGTTCGGCCCAGGGCATCCAGGTGTCCGGCAAACCCTTGCCTTTGGTGTCCTCGGCGATCGCCACCTTGATGGCCTTCTCGTTGGTCGAGGGCGCGCCCTCGAAGCCGAGTTGCTCCCGCGTCGAGCCCTTGTCGACTTTCGAACGGAGGCGAATCGGCAAATCCAGCATCACGTAGAGGAAGGCTTGCATCTGCTTGCCGCTGCCTGAGTTCAACTCGCTGCCGGTCCAGGTGGTCTTAATGTTCTGGCCCAGGATGCCCTCGCAGAAGTTGATCAGAGCCAGACGCTCCGGCGAATTCAATTCCTTGAAGGCCTTGCCGGTGGCATGCCGCAACAGATCGAGGAACCGCCCCAGATCGGAATCCGGATCCGGTCGATGCTCGGCCATGGCCTGACTGATGTAGGCCGTCAGCGTGCCCTTGGTCAGTTTCTCCAGCGGCGTCACCACGCCCAGGGCTTCGCCCACCTTGTTCAGTTGGGTCGCCGTCGGATTGAAGGGAATCCGTTCCGTGATCTCGATCCACGGCCGGTAACTGCCTTCGATCTCGAAGTACGCGCGCTCGGCTTTGACCTTCTCCGTGGCCTCGGTGGCGGTCTTGCCGTCGGCCTTGGCCTTGGCCCGGATGAAGGGTTCCAGTTCCTCCATCAACCGGTCCACGGCCTCGTCAGATGCGCTCGTGCAGTGAGCCTGCAGGAGTTCACGGACCCTGACCTGGCCGGCGGCGATGGTCTTCCGGTCCTCGCTGGCGAGGTAGTCCAGCCGCTCATAGTCCACCGGCACACCATCCAGGTAGACGTCGACCAGGGGCGCTGCCGCAGTGAACTCCGTTTCCCGGACATGGTTCCACCAGCCCTCGATCTGGCCCAGCCGGACCATGAGCGGGAGCAGGTGTGCCGTCACCAGGGCGTCGTCACAGGCGTAGTGGAGGACTTCCTCGCCGGTCAGATCGGCCATGTGGACGGCGGCCGTGGGCGGCAAGTCGCCCTCGGAGTCTTCGCACACAGCAGCCATGGCTGCTGTGTGCCCAGCCTGAGCTAAACACTCCGCATACGTCGTCTGGTCGTAGGCCAAGTAGTGCTTCGACAGGTGCTTGAGACCGGAGAAACCCTCTTCATCCAGGTGCCGCTGAATCAGCATCGTGTCCCAGCGGGACTGCAATCGATAGTGGAAGGTGTTGCCGGTGACGGCGTCTTCGAAGGCGACGTTGTGGGCGGCCAGGGGAATCTTCCGCTCCAGTTCGATGTACTGGATCATCCCGCCAATGACCCCAGCTGGCACGTTGGCCGTGTCCTTGTGCTCGGTCGAGAAGTAGTAGGCCCGGGCGTTGTTGGGACCCACGGCAAAGGATGCACCGGTCGGCATGTGACTCAGAATGTCGAGGTACTGGCCCCGCTTGTTGGCCCGCTGGAAGGGCTCCCACTGGACGGGGTCATAGGTTTCGTAGTCGAACGCGGCAAAGCTGTTCTCCGCGAGGTAGCCCTTGATCTCGGGGAGCACCTGCATCAGGTTGGCCTGGGTAACCAGGGTGAACCGCGGCAAGAACTTCTCCAGGGCCTCCAGGTGGTGGGTGTTGCCCGTCTGCTCAAGCAAACTGGCAACATTGTCCCGACTCGGGAGTCGCTTGAGCCATTTCAATGTCCTCAGGCTCCGGTCCTTGATCTGGTAGCAGATCTCGGGATGCAGCCGGGCCAGTTGGTAGCAGAGGTGCCACTGCTGGCGCTGATCATAGAGCTTTTGTATTACCTTGCTGCCTGTGCAACAGGCAGCAAGGTCATTCCAGTCTTGGGTCCGGACGATCTTGTCCAGTTCGTAGAGACCATCGATACCGAAGTCGTCCCGCAGGCTGTCGAAGCCCTTGGGACCGACCCCCTCGACACCGCCATAGCCATCGGAAGAATCACCAATGATGGATTTGCGGAGGACCAGAAGCTCGGCTGGGATGCCGTGGATTTCATCGGTGAAGCAGTCGTCTCCACGAAAAACGGTCACCCCGTCAGGGGTGGCCAGTTGTACGAGGTCTTCGTCAACCGTGTAGATGGCTTTGTTGCCGTGTAACTTCTCGACCAGATAGGCCACGACATCGTCGGCTTCGGTCTTTTCACAGTAGACCTGAAGGCAGCCCAACTGGGCCAGCAGGTCCCGAACCAGCCGCATCAACAGGTCGGCCTGCTGTTTCTCGAACTCGCCGGCGAGTTTCTCGCGGCGCTTGAGCTTGTAGTCCGGATAAAGGGCGCGCCGGTACTCGTTGCCGGCGTCGTGAACGGCAATGATGTCGAGTGGCTGGGCGTAGGTAAGGACCGGCTTCAGGTACCGGTCAATGAAGACATCGAGGCCGTAGGCCGCGGTGTTGACGGGACGCCCTTCCACCGGGTAGGCGTCGGGATCGACCCCGGAATGGTAGGCGCGAAGGACCAGGCCCCTCAGGTCGAGGAGCACGTGAAAGGAAAAAGGTTCCATGGCGTTCCTCGTGGGCAGGCACCCGGCCGGAGCCGGGTGCGAGGTCAAAGATTCCGGTCCTTCGGGTGACCGACCGCAGGTCGGCCACCCGGCGAATTAGAGATCTCTGACGTACGAGAACGCCCAGGGACGGAAGACGTCGGTGCCGACCGTAATGCGGTCGCCCTTGTGGACCTTGGTGATGACGGCGTCGTAGCGCTTCTTCTGTTGGCCGGCCAGGGCAGCCATCACATAGGCGGAGAACTTCGGCACCGAGGCCTTAGAGACCGACAACTGGACGAGAACGCCGTCCCAGGGCTGGCCCGGGTCGATCATCTCGAAGTTTACTTCCATGTACTTGTCGAACTCGTAGCCCTTGCCCTTGCCCTTCCAGTAGGCCACGCGGTCGGCGATCGGAACGCCGTTGGTGTCCAGGGCGCCGGGATCCTTGCGGAAGTCGTCGTAGGTGTAGACGATGACCGGGTCGATGCCCAGCTCCTTGATGGCGTCCTTGTCGGCCCGGACCTTGGCCAGGTACTTGGGCCGGTAGGAGAAGATGCGGCCGGTGAAGGAGTCACCCAGGGTCCAGTTCTGGCCCTTGCAATCGAACTCCTTGCCGTCTAGAGTGACGATCGGGAACGAGCCGAAGCCGAGTTCCAGACCTTCCATTTCCTCGGGCGACAGGACCTCCGAGACGTCGTAGCCTTTTGCACGGGACGCGACGACGGGGACTGAGGCAGAGGGTGCAACTGCGAGGGCCTGGTGGTTTTCCGTTTCCGCGGGCGCTCCGGTTACCGCCGGGGCGCCACCTTCAAAGGGGTCGTTTTCGTTTGAGAAGGGATCGCTATCGATTTGAGCGGTTCTCTGTAGTGCCATTGTCGTTTCCTTCTGATTTAGGTTTAGGGTTTCCGAGCGAGTAATGCTCGGTTTTGAGCAGGCCAGCCTGCTCGGCGAGGTAGGCGTCGATTGCACGCCTGATGTGCTCCGAAGACTTGATGCCCGTCTTCGTAGCCAATTCGTCTAATCCGTCAATCTGGCGATCCGCCAGATATGTATTAATCTTCTTCATCGACTTCTCCGTTGTGATTCTAACATACCCACAATGTGGTGTCAAGTGGGTGTCACTCTCTCCCCAGTAACATGTCGAATACAGTTTTCTTGTCCAGCAGCACATCTCGCCGAGCTTCTACACGCTTCAGCATGACGTTCATCATGTGGGTGGACACCGTACCCCGGACCCGGAGAGGATAGACCCTGACTGGGCGAGTCTGCCCCTTTCGTGCCACCCGTGCAATCCCTTGTTCGAACGACTTCGGAGTGGTAAGGGCCTCCGCAAAAATCTCGGTACAACAAACCCCCTGGAAGTTGAGGCCCATGCCGCCAGAGTCGGGATTGATGAGGGCCACCCGGCAACTGGGGTCCTCCAGGAACTTCCGTTTGTTCTTTTCGGTGTTGCTCCCACCATAAATCACGGCCGGGTTGAGGTCTTTGTAGCGGGCCGCCAATGCCTCGATGGTCATCTGGAACCAAGCGAAGATGATGACCTTGTTCTCCCGGGTCCCGATGGAGTCCAGCAACTGGTCGACAGCCAGGTGGACGTGGTTCTTGATGGGTGAATCGCTGTACTCGTCCGGGTTCGCGATGATCTTCCGGGCATGCATGCGGAGTGCTTGCACCTGGGTGGCGTCCAGCACCGAGCCGTCTTCGAACTCCAGCATCCGTTCCGTTAGGAGCTTCCGGTACAGTTCCAGGTGCTTTGGATGCAAATCGATCGCGGTCTCGATGATAGTGGGCCGGTTCATCGGCAGCACCTCGTCGATGGTTTTGCGGCGGCCGTTCCGGTACAACTTACGGGTCAGTTCCGGGTAATTTTTCCAGGCCACGATCTTGGCCTTGCCGTAGGAATCTAGCACCTTGACGGCATGTTCCCGTTCGAAAGCGCGCTTGTCGTGATAGCAGTTCGGGCTGACCAGTTTGATCATGCCGTAGGCGCAGCCGATGTCGGTCGGCATCACCGTACCGGTCATGGACAGGAAGGCCTTGCCGTCGCGGAGCCAAGACGGCCCCAGGAATTCGGCGACGGCCTGGTGGATCCCCGAGGTGGGCTCCTTGAGGGCATGGGACTCATCGGCAATCAGCACGTCATAGAGGTCCAGGGCGAGTTCTCCCCGGATCTTCAGAAAAAGCTGGTACGACATGAGCAAGACCCTCGGCCAGTTCCGCCGGAGGTTGCTGTTCCAGTGGGCGTAGAGTTCCTTCCGCGCCGCCGGGCTCTCGTTCAGGATGTGCATCGTTGGCTTAGAGTCCCGGAATTCCAACATGCGTTGGAATTCCTCGACGTACTGGGTCAGGAGAATGGGCGGCATCAACACCAAGGCCCGGTTGCCCTGCAGCAGGTAGTAAGCCAGGAACAGATAACTGACCAGGGACTTGCCCAGGCCCGGGTCATCGTAGAGACCGTAACGAAGGTTGTCGCTGCGAATCGCGGCGCTGAACCCACTGATCTGGTGGGGCTCGGGCACCACCTTGAGATGAACGTTCTGGGCGGCCTTGAGGTTGCGAACCTTGATCTGGTCGAGGATGTCGGCCAGGGTGAGGGGTTTGGGTTCCTTTGCAACTGTGGCTGCAGTCATGTGGTGACTCCCTCAAACAACTCAGGCCGAATCCCCTTCTCCCGCATCTTCGCAATGTCCAACATCGCCACGTCCCAGTTGGTCGGCAGCGCTCCCCGGGTCTTCCCCATGTAGTATTCCTCGTGCTCCATGAGTTCGAGGAACCGGCTGGGATTGTCGAGGACCACGGTCTTGCCCTGCTGCCGGACGAAGCGCATGTAGATGGCGTGGCCGACCAGCCAATCCAGGTACAGCACGTTGCCTTCGACTTTGTAATGGACCCCGGAGGTGAGAAGGTCGGTCTTGGTGTGGTCGTTGACGGCCATTCGTGCCGCCATGGCCATGTCGTCGACCACGGCATCCACCTCCGAACGCGCTACGCGCCGGCTGATGTAGGAGCCATCCCGCTCCAATTTTTCCTGCATCCGGGCCATCAATTCCTGCAGTCGATCCACGGACCGGGTCAACCGGCTGCGCCGCAGGGTGGCCTCCAAAAATTGGAGCCCACCCCAGACCACGTGGTAACTCCACCGCGGCCGGTTCTCCAGCGAGGCCGGAAACCGGATCGGGCAACTGTCGATCCACTGGTAGACCTGGCTGACGTCGGAGGCCATGGCCTGGCTGACCAGGGCCCGGGCCACATAGCGGATCTTCTCCTTGCGCGTCACGTCATGGGTTATCGCCTGGAAATGCGGGGTACCGCGGTCCCGGCCGGCGCCGGTCAGCAAGACCTGAAGGGTCCGGTGCTGCAGGGCCGGCTCGTCCGGGGCCTGCTCCGACACGATGATGATTGGTGCGATCGGCGTGATCTCGACAATCGAGGCGTTCACCCGCTTGCGGGAGCCGCTCGTGCCGTTGCCGCCAACAACGCCCCGTGATACCGGCGTCATGTCCCAGGCCGCTTTGAAGATTTCGAACAGCGCCATGTAGTGGCCCTTGGCATGACCGACAAACTTGGACTTGTTAAACTCCTCCAGGATGCGGGGCACCGTGGTGGTTGATCCGACGTAAGCAAACACCGGGAAACGGGTGGTCCCGGGAAGGTCGATGGCGTACTCGGCATCGGCTGTCTCGACCCCGCTCAACAGCGCCAACAGGCGGGTGGTCTTGGATTTGCCGGAACCGGCATTGCCCCAGACGTTGAGCAGTGGGAATTCTTTCGTGCGGCCGGCCGCGATGTGGGCCTTGAGGTGGGCCGCGGCGAACCAACCCAACAGAACCGCCATGCTCTCCGGCGTGTTGATACTCATAAGGTCGACCATGACCTGGTCGATCTCCTCCAGTTCCTCGGGGCTCACACCATTCGGAAGGTCCGGCAGGGCCGCCACCCGCGGCGGAGCCTGGACCTGGACGTTCAGTTGGTGGGTGCCGGAGATGCCGCAATGGTTGATAGCCCAGCCCGGCTCCACATAAATACGGGTCGGGGTGCCCATGTAATCTTCGAAATGGATGCCGGCGGCCGTGACTTCGTAAATCGTTTCCATGTCTGCCTCGTTGTCTTCCCCCTCTGGCTTGTTGTAGACCCTATACTTTATGGCTTGGACGTCCCGGTCCGACCCGAAAAACTGGATGTCGCCGACCCCGGTCAGGACCGCCAGGAAGGAGGACCGGCTGGTCCAGGCCACCTCCGGGATGACCCGGCGGACGGTGCGGCCACCCTTCATCACGATCTCGCACTCGAGCCCGGTAACGTCGTGCTGGCCGTGGATCAGGCCAACCTCGGCATAGTTCTGCAAAGCTCTGATCACAAACGTCGAGATCAGGTCGTCTTCACTGCCGGCCCGGTAATAACAGTGCCCCCGCTCCACCACCGGGATGAGAGAGTCGAGGCTGGTGCCGTCGACCGTGCGCCGCAATTGGCCGATGGGACAACCATCGCAGGGGTTGCCCTGTACCAGGGAACGCATGTAGTTGCAGGAGAACTGCCAGTTGGGGTTGCCGGCCACGTAATGGACGTTGCCCCGCAACTGCTGGATGCGGGACCGCGGGGTGTCGTAGGTCCGGCTGCGGTTGCTCTCCGCGGTCTTCGTCAGCAGTGCGGAGACTCGATCCTCGCTGACCCCGGCCCGAATGATAAAACTCGCCAGGCCAAGGCCCAACTTGTTAAAATTAGCGTCCGGCTTCACGGCCCCATCCCGCAGTCTCACAACGCACTGTGGCCAATCTTCGGCGTATTCCTGCAGTTGTGCATCCGGCACCGGGTCGTGAAAGGCCAGTTTTTGCTTTGCCGTGCGCCTGGCCGTCTCAAATATCCTCTCCAGACCGGGAGCGTATTGGTAGACGGGATCGGACACCCATTCCCTGGGCGCCGCGGTAAGCTCCCGATAGCGCTCTGTCGTCATCCCCTCCAGTTCATCCAGATGCAGCGGCACCCGGTAGAAATCCTTGCCTTCCCGCTTGACGTTGGCGAGGCGAAAGCAGTTGCCCCGCCCACCGCAATAAACCTGCAAGTCCATGCCCTCGACATAAAGCTGCAGGGCCATTTCCTTGTAGATTTTCGGCAGACCTTGAACGGCCCGGCCATTCGAAAAGCACTTTTGCGGGACCAGGAGGTGAAAACCCTTGGACCCGGAAGCAAAAATGGAAAGGTCAGAACTGGCTATTCCCAGCCGCAGCAGCCGGTTGGCTAACTCCAAGGCAGCTTCTGCCGCGGCCGGGATGTCCTCCTTCATGTCGATGTCGAAGTAAAGCGGCCCCCGGTACCGGAGATGAGAGTTGTCGGACACGTCGGCCGAGTCGATGATCTCGGACACGGCCAACACGCTCATCTTGATGCCGCCATGCTTTCGTATGGTGGTCTCCACGGTGTCGGTGTCGCGGATTGGCAGCCATTCAGTTTTCTCCCCGAGTTGGTAATAGCGATACATGGCGGTGTTCTCAGATTAGTCTTGGGTACGCCTTGGCCGCGGTGATCTTGACGATCAGCGCGCCGACTTGATCTCGTGGAAGTGGCATGCCGTGCTCATTGTGCGTGACCGGGACGTAGAGGTAGTCCCGGCCACGCCGAACCGCCCGATGAGACATCCGACGCAACCACGGCTGATGGTCGGGGCCTTTCACATACAAGGCCTCGCCCACCACCAGTCGGTTGTAGGTCGGAATCAGATCGAGCGGCTCAATGAGCGGAATGCCGCGCAGTTGGCGTCGGCGGGCCATGGTCAGGCCCAGCCGTCGGCTTCGTAGGTTTCTCGTTCGACCTCGGCGGCCAGGGAGAAGCCACCGACACGCACCGCCAGGGGCGGTAACTCACCCCAGATCTCGTGCAGGTCCTGCGACAGGTCCAGGTAGGTTTGGCCCGGTTCGAGGGACAGAGCACCCCGCAAGGCGTCATAGCAGGCTCGGGCCAGTTCCGGGTCCGGGTCGAGGCACGTGAAGTACATCAGCCCGAAGAACAGGTCGTCAGCCCGGACTTTGATCGCAGTGGATGAGAGGGAGGTAGCGGTCGCCGGGCCCTGGGTTGGGCCCTTGAAGGGAATAACGTTGGACATTGGTCGTGGTCTCGTGTGATGGTCCCAACATATCAGGCCTGGGTGTTGGGTTTGCCCAGTTCGCTCTCGTCCAGGGTCGTGGTCGTCGACCCCTCAGTGGGCGATAGCACCGGCATCCAGTACTTGACGAAAGGTGAAGCCACCAGCGCCAGGAACCAGACAATCGGCCAGAGCAGGGCCCCCACCCAGGGTCGGCTCACGTCCATGCCGAGGGCGCGAATGTAGAGCCGGGCCTGGAGGGTGCCCAGGGAATAGAGGGCAAGGGCTAAGAGCCATCCTGTCATGCTTTTTCCTCCTGATCTTTGAGTTCCAGTTCCAGGGACGCCATCAGGTTCCAGAGCGTGTGCCATCGATGTGGAAGCCCCGACTGGAGATCCAGACCTTCGGTTTGCTCCTGCAACAGGTGTCGCCAGAAGGCGTCCCGGTAACGTTGGGCTCCGTTCTCGACCTCCAGCCAGGAGTCCCGGCCATAACCTTTCTGCAAGCCGAACTCACCGATGGCCGCGACTGCGGCCAGAGCCCGGGGAAAGGCATCGAGCACGCCGGCGCGGCACTTGCCAGCGTCGACCTTGGCCCCGGGGTCGCCGAGGACTTTGCCGGTAGGATCGCTTTCTACGAAAGAGGTGTCTTCCGCCATGTCAGCAGCCCTGCAGGTCCACCGGCATCTCTGCCAGGTCCGTCACGTCCGGCCCGTCCGGCACCGGTGACGTGGTCTCCAAATAAAAATCAATTGCCTCCACAATGAATTCAGCGGGGTCACGCCCCAAAGCCAAAATGGCGTTGTGGGTGTCCTCGTTGAGTTCTACTTCAACTACGTTGTTGTTGTTGTCCATGCTCATTGGATGATGATCTCGTCATTGTCGAAAATAACGGCGCCTCCTTCGGAGACAATGTGGGCCTCAATTTCCTTGGCCTTGATGCGCCGGCCCAACTCCTGGGCCGGGATCTCAATCCCGACGTCGTCAAAACGTGGGTTGAAGATACCTTTGAGAGGCGGTATCAGATACCGCTCGGGAATGAAGAGGCGAAGGCTCATAGGGCCCTCCGCTCTGTGCTGGAAAGTGTGCTGGTTTCTGTGCCGTCATGGGTCGGACCGCAGGACTCCGAGGTCCGGCGGAGGCCCCAGCGCAGGACCGGGTAAAGGTGCAGCGCTCTTGAAAACCGCTGCAACTCGGCCACCGGAGAGCAGACAGCCGCCGGTTTTTTCTCCGACTGTGCTGGAATTGTGCTGGTTTCGGGCGCAAAAAAAGCCGCCGAAATGAGGGCGACAATGACGAGTAACCCCAGCACCCAACCCACGGCATGGTCGAGGATGTGGTCATCAGGGTGTTCGGACACGGTAAATCTCCTTCAGAGGACAGGGCACATGGTGTGCAACGGGACTTGAAATCCCGCCCAACCTTTCGGGTTGACGGTTCGACTCCGTTGTCCTCTGCCAATCAACCTGACCCGGTTGGATCAAGCGGATGGCTTGCCGCGAAGGGTCACCATCTGGGTCACCACGGTCCGAAGATTGCCGACCTCCAGGTGCGCATAGCGCTGGGTGACGGTCGGAGTGGTATGCCCCAACAGTTCCTGCACCGCTCGAAGCGAGGCCCCGGATTGGACCAGCCAACTCGCGTAACTGTGACGTAAATCATGGAACCGATATTGCAACAGTCCAGTGATTTTACGGGCGTGATCCCAGTTGAGGCGCAGCTGCCCGTCGGTGACAGGCAGCGGCATCCTCTGAACGATCGAGCAGATGTGTTCGGGTATCGGCACTGCCCGCCGGCGTGATTTATGTGCCGGCATCAGGATCACATCACCCTGCAGCATACCTGCTGACAGGGCCAGCAACTCGCCACGCCGAAGGCCTGTGAACGCAGCGACCCGAATCAGGTCGCCGGCTTCTGGAAGGTAACAAGCCGAGGCCAGGGCCTCCACCTGTTCCGGTTCCAGATACACGTGCCGCTCGTTGTGCTCGGGCAGCTTCGTAATCCTGCTGGCAATGGGTTGGTCGAGCCAGCCCCACTTGTACGCCAAATTGCAGAGCCGGATCACCACCGCAACGCGGCGGTTGACCGTGGCATTGCTGAGGCCGAGACCCAGCAGCCGGGCCTTGATGGCGTCTGCAACCCTTGGCGCTTGGGTTAAGGGTTCGTCCCAGAAGCCTTCCAGAGCGTGCAACGCATGGTTGCCCGTTTTCTTGGCCGACTTCAGGGCCCTGCAATCGGTGGCGAGCCAGCGATCATAGGCATCCCGCAGCGTGTGCTTCCGAAGGCCCGGTAAATGCTTCATGAATTCACGAAACATCTCGGCCTCCAGAGCTTTGGCGTCTGCCTTGGATGCGCCCTTCCCTGCCGATTTCCGAATCTGTCGACCATCGCGCCAGATCCGGACCCAATACACATTGCCCCGTTTGTACACCGCCATGACACACCTCCCTGTGGTCGGGCCACCGGTCAGTGTAAATCCATGTAGATGTCAAAACCAGATCGTTCACTGTACTCCCAGTGGGAGACAGCGGAGTGAATAATATACCTACGCCCATCTGCCTGCAAGACCTTTGTTGTTCTCGTTCTTGGCCGGCATTAAACCATGGAGGTAGGCGGGGCCGTCTACGTAGTAGTCATGTAGTACGTTGTTGATACGTACGTTGTCAACCGAGGTTGAAGCGATGCATAAATTCCCGATATTCGCGCGCCGAAAGTGAGCTTGCTTTTTGTGAGGGCATTGCACTACCCTGGAGCAGGCCCCGCAAAATAGCCAGTTCCTGCGCGGACACCAGGACTGCACCAAGACGGTAATCCTCGAAAGCTTCCCAAGCCAGAGGAACCCAGTCTTTTACGAGGTCAGCGATCACTTCGGCGTAGCGTCTGATCTCCAGTTGGGCATGGGTGTCCAGCCTCAATTGCAGGAAGTGAAGCAAGTTATGCAAATCGATCTTCCAGTACCATTCGGTGTACGTCGAAAGAGGTAGCACGGTGCGCGCCAATTCCCGGGCGAGGCCTGGCCAGTTGTCCCGGTCATCGTCTTCGTCCGGAGGCAACAGGCCCCGATAGGTTTCGAAGGCCGTGTAAGCGGACTCGGCCATCCTTTCCCGGGCGACCCGGGCTTCCACCAGACGGAGGGTCTGGCCCCGGCCCTGCTTGTTGTAGGTGGCCTGGGCGGCCATGTCCTCGTACTCGGGGAGGTAGAACTCCGAGGGCAAGATGGAGTAACGGCCCGAGACTTCATCGATGGAGGCCGTTCGATGCCGCATCCATTGCCGGGCCACGAAGATCGGGGCCTTGATGTGAAGGACGATTTCGCAGAATTCGAACGGTCCCGTGTGGCCCTTCCGAAACAGGTGCCGCAACAGGCCACGGGTGTCATTCACGGCCCGGGTCCCTCCGCCGTAGGATTTCCGGGCGGCCTGTTCAATGGCCTGGTCATCGCCCATACGATCGACGAGGCGGACGAAGCCGTGGTCAAGGACGGGAATGCTGTCAATTGGCATTTATTTGGTTCTCCATAAAATGCACAGCGTCGATTAGGCTGTTCCAAGGCGCGTCACGCGCAAGCACTATGTTACATGGCACATCCAGGTCAGCAGTAACCACGACGTCCCTGTATTTGGACTTGGTGCGTTTTTCAGTGACTTTCTTGATGTACGGCATGTCATGTCCTCCGATATTTCGGCTGCCGCCGGATCGCGACCAGCCGCCGGTAGCCGCCAAAGAGGAGGCCCGGCAACTCGTGGGCGTAATACTTCAGGGTCTCGATCGCGTCCTCCAGGAGGCCGCCATAGAGGCGGCAGTAGCAGGGGATGTTACTGGTCACGTAGTTGGCCGGTTCCTGGCAGGCCGGGCAGATGGCGAAAGTTTCGAGGTGACCCTCCCATTTGCCGGCGATCCGCTGGTAACGAGTGCCCGGCGGAATCAAGGCCCAACACTCGTCACATCGGTGGGTCTTCTTGGCCGCCGGGAAGGATTCCCGAAAGAAGGTGGGCGGATCATAGTCGCAGGAACAGGCGCTCATGGGTCCTCCTCTTTCGGTCTAAGATCACGCAGTGCTTGGCTGACTACTGATGTGCTGGTTGTGGTAAACCTCAGAGGTTCACCAAAGCAAAGGCCGTTAACGACAGCGTACACGTCCTTTTGCATGACCCCGATTTCCGAGTAAAGTAACCCCAACGCAGTGGCATTATGGATGATGATCTTGATAGGGGTCATGGGCCCTCCTTGCGGGCCTCCAGAGCACCCAGGTCCTGGGTGATTTGCCTCAACGGGTCCAGGACACCCCACAACACTGTCGTTGAGGTTTCATGGGAGGCCCTGGCCCCAGCACAGCCGCTGGTGTGCCACCGAATGTCGGAAGAAGACGCTTTTTCTTGGCTGTCCATGAGATTGGTGCGTACTTCGTAAAATCTAAGCGTAAAGTCCCTCATGACAGGACCTCCACCACCCGCATCCTCTGCCCCAGATACCAGAGCCAACCCTGGCACTCCGGCCGGTGCATCTCGGTCACGCCCTCGATCTCGACCTTGGCCCACACCCGGCCTTTCTCGGATAGGTGAGGGGCTTTGGGATGCCGGCAGCAGTGCCAGCCGGGGCGGAAGGCATAGTCTTTGGTCCGGTGGGCCTCCGCGGTAAGCCATTCTCCCACCGGGATGCGGAGGCGTTGGTGAATGAAGAGCGGCCCGAGGGAAGCGTCGGCGCGCCGGCGCAGGAGTTTGTAAGCGGTGATCGTGCTCATGGCAACACCTTCGCCGGCCGCTTGATTCCGTGCTTCCTCATCAGCCGGTAGACCGACAAACGGTCCACCCCGAGCTGGGGCGCGGCCCGGGAGATGTTCCACTCAAAGGCCTCGAGGGCCCGCAACAACGCGACCCTTTCCGCATCACGGCGGGCCTGTCGAATCGAAACCAAGTCAGTATTCATGCTGGTACCTCTGCTGCCACTGCAATCGGGATCCGTTTCCGTGCCGGGGCTTCCTTGGTGACTGCCTTCTTGCCGCCGGCCTTCCGGAAGGCGTAGGCGACCACCTTGACCGCGGGATCCCAGCAGGCCCGGCAGGCACCGCACTTGTGACCTTGTTGATCCGCAGGGCACAGATGGACCCCGGCTTGTTCAAGGTCAGCCTCGCCGGAGGCGAAGCTGACCACGATCGAACTGTGTTCAAAGTGGGTCAGCGGCTTCCCGTCCACCATCGGGCTGCACGGCCGCACCACCAGGTTCTCGGGGAAGGGCCCGTGCTCGGCCAGCCAGCGGCGGATCAGGCCGTATTCCTTGGTCGGTAGCCAGTGCCGGATCCATGGTGTTCTTTCGACGACTCGAACAAGTCGTCGAAGGAATTCATAGTTAGGAAGGTCTCCGGAATCCAACCAGCGAAACGCCGGATCCAGGGGATTCACCAGGAACTCCAGGCTGGCCACCATGGCGTCTTCCCAGCGGGGATCCTGGATCGATTCGAGGCGACGATAAAGGACGGACTGGACGTTGCCGAACGCGTAATTGCCGCGGCGGGCATAACACTTCTCGCACACCGAGCCGGGCACGGCGTGCAATTTAGAACCGTTGCGGCACTCGGCCGCCGGAAAAGAGTAGGAATACCCTGGCATTTTGGTGGTCTTGGACAAGCCGCCAATGATCTCCAACGGAGACGCGTGAGTCGTGGTCATGGTCGTGATCTCGTGCGAGTAAAGGAAAGGCCGGGTGGTCAGTCCGGCCTGATTCGCTTGGCTGATCGCAGATCAGTCAGGTCAGGTCAGTCTTTGCGAGTGATGCGATCGAAGGTCTCCCAGAATTCCCGGTAGAAGCCGTGGGCGTCGTGGATGAACTTCACCACGGCCCCCGCCAGCAAGATGAACAGGATCGGCCCAGGCACCGGGACCACATCCAATTTGCTCAGGACGGCCAGTACCGTGGTCAGGGTTACCAAGGCCGCAAAGGTGATGTAGGGGTTCATGCGGCCTCCTCCTCCTCCTCTTCCACGTCAACCATGCCAAAGAGGTTCAGCAGTGCTGCCTTGGCCTGGGTGTAGCTTCTGGCCGACTGCAGGCAGCCCTTGATGGCACGCATCCGCAGTTGATGTTCGGCCGCATCGAGAGGGATGCCCTGCTCTTCCGCGAACTTGGCGACCTCCTCTTGGGTCGGCAACGAAAACACCGCTGGAGCAGTGTTGGTATCTCCGCGGGCAATGGGAATGCCAAACTGGCTGGCCTTCCGATACAACGTCATCCGGCTGATGCCGAGCATTTTCGCGGCATGGCTGATGACGCCGCCGCACGTTTCTAACGCAGATTCAATGGCTGCCTTTTCAGCGGCCATCCGCGCTTCCTCTAATTTTCCTTTCGACATTACAGTCTCCCAGTGGAGCCCAGACCCAGCGCACCGCGCTCGGACAAAGGCAGTTCGTTGACAAGTTCTATTTCGGTCATCGGCCAGTGCTGAACGATGACGAGTTGAGCGATACGCTCCATTGGCTGGAGCAGGTAGGACAGGCCGTTGTTCTCGAGGCCGATGATGATTTCGCCGCGGTAATCGGCATCGATGACCCCAACGCAATTGGCCGGGCGCACCTGATGGTTGACACCCAGGCCGCTGCGGCCGAACAGCAGCCCCACCCAGCCCTTGGGAATGGCCACCGCCAGACCGGTGGGCACCTTCACCGTGCCGGCTTCGGGCACCGGCAACACGGTGTCGATGCAGGCCCGGAGGTCGATGCCGGCAGCGTCAGGGGTGGAGGGCTCGATCGGATAGCGATGCAGACGTGGGTCGAGTACTTTGATTTTCATAAATTTCCTGCGGAAATTAGGAATATCGACGAAGCTCGGCTTCGTATCCGGACTGGCATTCGAAGCATCGAACCGTGTCCGGCACCCGGATCAGTCGCTCCCGCGGTATCTCCACATCGCAATCGATGCAGAAAATCTGCGGTGCAGTCGCGGGGTCCATGAACAGTTGGGCGCGCTGTTGAGTCTCCTGATAGGCCCGGAGGCGGCCCTGCTCTTGCAGGGCCGCCTCCTGTTCCAGTCGCTCAGAGGTTCTGTCGATGTCATCCGCCATGTTGGGCCCTCCAGACCTGGACGCACTTGGCGTCCGGGTGGGTGGCCCGGAACCAGTCGGCGAGGCTGGCAGGCTTGCTCCGCATCAGCAGGTTGAGGGGGATCAACGTGACCGGATGGGTCTTGGCTTCCAGTTCCTCGGCCAACCTTTCCATCAGGTAGGTGCCGTTCACTTCGTGGCAGATTTCCTCGATGGCCTCGACGAACATCTCTTTCAGGAACTTTTCCGCGGGCCCCATGTTGCGGTTTTCCGGCAAGGTGTCGGACAACCACTCGATCGAGACTTCACGGAGTTCGTCCTGACGGGTCTGAGTTACCTCCCTCATTTCGTTTCGGCCTTGGGTGCGGCCGTGGCCGGTTCCACCGCCAACGGAGCGGTCGGCTTCGGACACACCGTGACGGACTGGCCGTCGGTGGAGACGTTGAACGGCAGGTTCTTGCAGCCCACCAGGGCCACCAGCAGGACGGTCAAGAGCAGGGGGATGGTTTTCATAAATTTCTCCGCGCGGAGTTGCAAAGGCACACGAGACGTGACAAACTCTGCACTCTCGTGTGAGTACGGACACCTTTGGTCGGGTGTCCAAAAAATTGAAGAGCCCGGTGTTGGTCACATCGGGCTTTTCTTTTGTCCTACCCACGGTAGGCAGAACGGAAACTGATAAAAAGCGGGCTCTGAACCGAAGAAGGTAAGTTCAAAGCCCTTACAGTCCCAGGTAGGAACCTAGTTGAGGAGAAGAAGAGAAGTGACGGAACATATCGTACGTACACCGGGGGTTGATGTCAACCCCGGTGTTCGTTTCAAGTTGAAAATCAGGGCCAGATGCCGATGTGCAGCCAGCCGCCCTCATCGACGATTTCGGGCTTGCGGTTGGCCTTCAGGATGGCGGTCTGCACGGGCCCGACGATGTCGTCGAGCAGGCCTTTGGCCTTCAGCTGGCGGACGGTGGTGAGCTTGCCGTCCTCGTCGACGGTGCCCTTGAAATCGACGGCCAGGCCGTGGCTGTGGTTGCTCCAGCGTTCCGGCTGAATGGTCTTGCCGGCCTTGGTCCGCGCCAAGCGGGGGTTATAGAAGCCGATGTGGCAGAGGCCCCAGTTGTTCCGCTCGAACAGGACCTCCAGGGGACCCAACACGGTGGCGGCGAACACATGAGAGCAGTAGATGCCGTGGTTCCACGGCACCGGACCGCGCTCGGTGTTGTAGTAAAGCGGGATGTTGAGTTTGGCCTTGACCGGGTTGACGACGTGCGGCTTACCGCGGGGCGGGCCGGCCTGTTGGCCGGTGGGGATAATTTCCATGGTGGTCCTCTGTTGTGGGTACAGTAGGACCATAGTGTACACCCTCACCCGTCACTTCGTGACGATCACCGTTTGCCCGCCCGTCAACTTGTTCTTGTTGGTCGTCATCACCGTGATGAAGTGGATCCCCGAGGACGCCTTGCCTGCATTCCACCTGTAGGTCACATCCTGTTGAGTGTTCCGGTCCATGTTGACGGCCACCACGAGGCCATCGACCATCAGTACGGTCTCTTCCAGGCCCTCGGGGTCGGTCCCGCGGACGCTGAGTTCGACCTTGCCGCTCACCATGCTGTAGTTCGCCGGCGATAACACCGTGCCAGTGGGCGGGGTCGTGTCCGGGGTGACGCCGTTGTCGACCCAGAGCCAGGTGGGCGGTGAGGATTCGCCCCAGTTGCCGGCCGCGTCCTTGGCCTTGACGGTGATAGCCACAGGCCCGTCGCCCGCCGTAATTGTGTTCCAGGAAAATTCGTCGAACGGCGGTACCGTGTTGGTGGCCACCGGAGTATTGCTCTTGTTGGTAAAGAGCGCGGTTTCGACAATCCCGACGTTGTCCTCCAACTCGACCTTCACCGTGTCGGTACCCGCCACGACTTCCCACAGGCTGTAGGTGGTGATGCGGGCCTCCGGCGGTTGCCGATCCACCTCGGAGGCGGCAGCTACAGCACCCGCCACTGCGGCAGCCGCGTCGACCCGGCCATAGCCGTAGGACAGCGTGGGCCACACGTTGCCGAGGCTGGGTGGCCGGTAGGCCGTCCCCTTCAAGATGGTGTCGATCTGGGTCGGCGAGATGGTGGGGTTGGCTGCAACCATCAAAGCCGCGACTCCGGCCGCTATGGGAGATGAAAACGACGTTCCACTGGCCGAAGCATAGCCACTGCCAGTGCTCAGGCTGTAAATGTTTGCACCTGGTGCCATAACATCGAGAAACCAACCGTAATTGGAAGTGGTCCTGCGAGTATCATCACTCTCAGTGTTGCCGACAAACAGTATTTCAGAGGCCCTTGGACAATTATAGTCAGAGCCCGCATTTCCAGCGGCAATAACCGTCAAACCGTTTTTACCTAAAAAATAACGTGCTGCGTCTACTACAGTGTTCCAAGTAACGAACGAAAATGGATTGCAAGCGACCGAAAGCTCAGCGCTGACCACCGCCACCCTGGCGCCATTATCCGCTGCCCAGACCAGCCCGCTGGCTATCGCCGACCAAAGAATAGTGCCGCTGGCGTCGGTAATGCGAATGGGTATTATTTTTGTATTCCATCCAACTGAAGCTATTCCAGTGCTGTTATTAGTCACGGCTCCAACTAATCCGGAGACCTTCATACCGTGATCAGGAATTAAGCCTACCGGGCTGAGATCTGTATTATTTAAAGCTGTGTTTTTTCCTAGACTGGTTTCAAATTTACCTACCATATCTGGGTGGTCTAGTTGATACCCAGAATCCAATACGGCTACATAAACACTGGCACTTCCTGTGGTAATGTCCCAAGCCCCCGGTGCATTAATCTTTGGTAGATACCATTGCGAACCGTAACTGGTGTCATTCGGCACTGCAGCCGGCGGTATGACCAGATCTTTTTCCACGTAATCAATCAGCGGGTGCCCTGACAGCCGACGAATAAACTCGTCTTCTTCGTTGAATGGCACTTTGACCTTGTAGGTGTAGAGCTTAGCAAGCAGAGGATCGGGCTCTTCAGTTATTCCGTACGATGTAAATAAACTGACCCGCTGCTTATCTGTTACAGCTTTCTGAACTTTGACCAGCAGCCGGCCCGGCACGAACTGAGGTTCGGCCTGGGCCTGCCACGGAAGGAGTGCGCTGATAAACGCCAGCGCCAGAATGGAGAGGAGTTTCATAGGGACTCGCCGAGGTGTGGTTCACGGGAGCCCCTATGATAACTCCAAGGTGGAGACGTTAGGGCGGTTCGATGGTATGAAGTGCCCGCCAGACGGCCGTTCCCAGGCGGTCAGAGTTGTAAACCTCTTCAAGGGCTTCGGAAGCTAAGTCTCCGGTGCTGCCCAGCCAGCGGCCTTCGTTGTTCACGATTGCATTGGTCAGCGCATTAGCGAAATTGGCAAATACCGTGTAGGTGTCACTGGCTACGTTCACGACTCGAACGCCGGCTGATAATCCTCCGGCTTCTCAAACACCAGGCTCCCGTCCGGCAGCCGGTACGTCGAGGCCATCGCCGCCAAGCAGTCCTCGGACGCCAACCCATCGTAGGCATTGGGATCCACCCGGATGGTGTAGCGTTTGGTGGTGCCGTCCGGCTCCGGTGTGCTGTTGAGCATGTCGAGCACGACGATGGGCTCGTCGTCTTCCTGCTCCTTGCGGATCACCTGGGCCGTGCGGAGGCCCTTTAACGGGTGGTCTTCTGGGTACTCGCAGACCACGTCGAAGCCAGCCTCCTTGACGTAGCGGGCCAGGCCGAACCGGCTCAGCATGACTCGGCGGACCTCGGCGTTGACCTCGTCGGAGATTTCCTGGGCAGTTAATGTCTCGGGTGATAATACCACTTTGGGCGGTACTCTCACCCCGTGAACATAAAAAAGCTCCCAGCCGTCCCGCCACCGATGACTCGGACCATCATCGCAGTGCGGCCTGAACTGCTCATCCTGGCGAATGGCTTCAGGGAAGTCAGACACTAGGCAGAACTTTTCGTGGAGCCACCGGAAGGACCCGTGGATCGCGCATTCCTCCCAGGCCTTGTAGGGCACATGCTCGGGCAGGTCCAGCCCCAGGACGTCTCGCATGGCGGTCAGGAGGCAGTCATACTGCGCCCACATGTTACCGCCGGCCATGTAGGTGTCGATCTGGGAAGCCAGCTTGAGGCCTTGGGAGCCACCGATCTCCTTGCAGAGCGCGGCGTAGGCCTGTTCAACGGTGGTCCCCGGAACGGGGACCACCACGGTGAATCGACCGACGATCCGATCGACAGTCGCGGGGACTTCTTCATCGGTCACCGTGCCGTCTTCGATTACCGCCGCAATGGCCCCGCCGGCGAAGGCCGCCATGACGGGACTGGTCACGACCGCCACATAGGGTTCAGCTAAGTCTGACACTCGATAAAGGTCCTTTATCGAGTGTTTGATCTTGTCAGGTTCTATGGGATCAGTACGGAGGATGCGCTGAATCCAGAGGTCAGCGTGGGCCTTCAGTTGGACCTTTTCCTCTTCGGTGAGGGGTCCAGCGATGCGGTCTTTTTCGCGGATAATGTCAGTCATTGGTCAGTCTCGCGTGAGGTTGGAAAGGTTGGAAAAAACGTCGGTCACATGGGCGACCCGAGTGACAGCTTCGAGGTCGTCTTGGGTGGCGCGGTGGGGTCGGGCGGTGATCCCGAGAAGGGTGACCTGCTTTTCGTTGACAACGTCAAGGATGTCGATGTTGATTGAAGTCCAGAGTGCCCTCATGAGGGGGCCACGGGCTTCCATGCGGGTCAGTACTTTGACTTCTTCAGCGTACATTGACCACCATGTGCAAGTTAAAGGGCCAGAAGCGGAGTCTGGCCCTGGTCGGGATTTGATGAGACTTGACCTGCTTTCAGCAGGCCAAGTCGGTCAGTCAGCCACGTTCCGAAGTTCTTCCGGCGTGTACTCGGTCTGGATGGTGGTGAAGTACTGCGGCGCGCTCAGCGGTGCTGCAGTGTGCTCCTCGTGGCCCAGGTTGACCGTTTCCAGGACCTGCAAAAACGTCAAGGCCGCAGGTTGATTATCGACTTGACCTGCCTGCGGCAGGTCAAGTCGTTGCTTAACAACGGCTTTCGGTTTGTAGACGGCATGGGCATGGCCCGTCACCTCACCGTGGGCCAGGATGACCCGGTGGGGCTCGTCCGGGGGCAGTGCCGTGGCCTGGGTGGGAATGGCCTTCACGGGGATGAGGAGGACGTCGCCCTGGCGGATGATGCCGTGGGACTTGTCGATCTTGATCAGGTCTCTCATGTGATACCCCTAGTTGGTCAAAGTGCTCTGGCCTTCCAGAGAAAGGTCAGTCAGGGGCAGCCGGAACCGAGCATACTGCTCATTCTGGTGCCGGTTGAAGTAGGCCTCGATGGCGGCCTCGGGATCGTCGGGGATTGCCCGACTTTTGTACCGGGTCGTCCAACGTTCCTGGACGTAGTCCAGAAGTTTGGCGTCGACATCGGCTGGATTGTAACTACCGTGGCACTGAAGGCCCTCGGCGTTGTTAATCACAAGAGTCCATACGTCCATAATTTTTCCAGAGATGGGGAAGTGGCGGTGGGGGTATAGTGTACTGCCGTTGTTGTGACAGTACAAGCTAACTGGGCTAGGTAGCTAGGTAGCTGGCGAGGCCAGGTCCTCGAAGCCTTCCACCACCATCACGTCGCCATTGTCGTAGTCGACCAGGGCCACGTCCACGTCCCCGTCGACGGTGTATTCGACGACGCCGCCCAGGACGATGATGAGGACGCGGGGCCTTGGCCGGTCCTTCGGGATGTCGACTTCGTCATCCTCCTTGACTTTGAACTCCCGCACCAATCCGTCCCGTCCGCAGTCATGACAAACGATTTGGCTGTCGTCGTTCCACTCGAAACATTTACTCTCGTCGACACCATCATCGTAGACCTTGGCACTGACGGTACCCTCAATGCTGAACGGCTCGTAGCTGCCGCAGTGCGGGCAGCGGAGACCTTCGAGGCAGTTGCTATTCGCCATCTTCGTCCTCCTTCTCCTTGTCGAGCGGGGTGCCAGCAAAACTCACCCAGGACCAGGTCTGGACCCAGGACCCGTTGTCTTCACCCTCGCTGGTCAGGGCTTGAACCCCTCGTAACTGCGAATCCGGCTGGGCCGGCCCGAATAGTGGTCGGCGAAAGTCACTTCCAGGCCGGCGGCATTCGCCGCGGCCTGGAACTTGCTGGCGTCGCAGTCCTCCTCCAAGTAGACAGCGTCGCCCCGCTGATAGGAGTAACTGGAGATCTGGTCGAGGATACCCAGCTGAACCAGGATCTTGCGGGGCACCCTGAGCCAGCCGTGGCCGGGGTCGTTGAAGAATTGCAACTTCATGTCAGCCTCCACAGTGGTAGATTTTGCCATCGTCGCCGACGTAAAGTTCGCATTCGCCAAAAGCCCGGGCCTTCTCGCTCAGGGCCTCGCCAATATCGTCCAGGCCGCGGTCCCAGAAGCCGGCCCCGTGCCCGTTACGGGTGAGCCAGAAGTCGTGGCCGGCGTTGGACTCGTCGTAGTCAGGCCGGCTGTCGTAGACCTGCAGGAAGAGCGTGGCGTTCTCCTCCTGGAATTTGCGGCAGTCCTCTTCCATTTTCTGCAGGGTCTCGGGGGCCAGATCATCGCAGGTGTAAACCGTACTGGGGTGTTCGACCGGCAAGGTCCAGAGGGCGCATTCGATGTAGGCGAGGGTGAAGTCGTCCATGTCAGTCTCCCTTGAGAAAATTCAGCACTGTGTCGGCGATCCAGCGCCGGAGTTCGTGACCGTCCCAGTTGCCGGGGACGTCCGGTAGCCGGTTTTCCAGGTAAGTACGGAGATCGGTGAGGAGGTCGTCGAGGAACTTGGCTTGTTCGGCTTTGGTCATGGCTCAAGCCTCCTCGTCCGGCCAAATCCGCTTCACCATTCGCTCCGGCGCGCCCTCCGACACCACGGCAAACAGCCGGTAGTTCTCGGGCGTGGTGTTAAAGGCCAGGGGCCGGCCCTTGTTCAGGGTCAGGTTCAACGCGAGTTGGCTCAACGATGTGGATTCGAATGCCGCCCATTCGTCGGACCAGGAACGCGGGACCCAACGAGATTCCTCGATCAGATCCGGGTCCGGAATGAGGACCAGGTTCGGGCCCTCACGGTGGCCGCGGTAAATGGCGACGGTGTAAGTTTTGGTGGTCATGAGTGTTTCTCCTTCAGAGGATAAATCCGATTCAGAGAACCAATCCGCACCTCGCCCCAGTCCCGGTGCTCGGCCAACCAGGCCTTGGCGTGGGCTGTGCAGAGGTGCAGGGTTTCGGTGCGGGTGGTGATGACGAGGGTGGCGGGTAGACTTGACCTGCCTTCGGCAGGCCAAGTCGGGCCTTCGGCAGGCCAAGTCGGGCCTTCGGCAGGCCAAGTCGGGCCTTCGGCAGGCCAAGTCGGGCCTTCGGCAGGCCAAGTCGGGTCCTGGCACTGCTCACACTGACTCAGGTGGGTCATCTTTGGGTGCCCAATCAGGCAGTGCATCAACCAGCCGATAGCGGACCACGGTCAACTTAAGCGCATCGATCCGGTTTCCCGGCGGGTCCCAGCCCTTGGCCGTGAAGGGTGTGGTGACGACGTCCTCGCAAGAGCGGTAGGTGGTGACGTCGGTCACCAGATGACCGCACCGGCTGCCGTCCGCTGCGACGTAGATTTGTCCGACCCTTATGTCATACATATGTTATATGCTCCGCGTAGTCATAGGCTGCGGCCCGCTCGATGATGTCGAAGTCGAGGTCGGGGCACTGCTCGGAAAGCTCGTCGAGCTTGTCGATGAATTCCTCGGCGTCGTCGCCCTGCAGGAAAACGTCGAGCCTGTCTTCGGCGGGCTCTCCGGATTGGCCGGACTCGTTGTCACGAATCAGGACCGTCGGCAGCCGGCGGTCGACCTCCACGAGGATGTGTTGGCAGTAGTGGGCCTGCTGCCGCAGGATGTCTTCGAGTCTCATGGTTGCGACTCCTTCAGGCGGCGAAGCAGGTCCCGGGCCCGGGTTCGCCAGTCATCATTCATCGCGATGTACGCGCAGTCGTAGCCCCAGGAATTGGGGTTCTCCTGGTTAACGATCTCGGCCAGGATGTCTCGGGCCTCGGCCAGGAGGTTGGTGGTGTCCGTGATATCCGCGGTGTCCGTGATATCCGCGGTGTCCGTGATATCCGCGGTGTCCGTGTCTACCATCCGGAGATCCAACGGATCGGGCATGGCGTTTAACCAGCGTCCGGTGTCCGTCCATCCCCGATAGATGTCTTTCACACACCCCTTTACCGGGTAGGTGTCGTCGCATGCGGGGTCATATTCCAGTTCGGTAACCAAATGCCCCTGGGTAGTGACTACAGGCGCCCCGGCGAGGGCCTGTTTGAGGTCGAAGGGTTTGAGGTTCAGGGTACGGAATTTCATGGTTGGGTCTCGTGTGAGGTTGTGTCTAATAACGAATCAAGCTACCGGTCAGACCGATGTGGATGTTTGGCTCGATCGGGGGCTCGAGGGTGTCGTCAGACTCGCAGATGCGAGCCGCGAGCCTGGCCTCGGCCTCTTCGCGGAACAGGGCCCGGTAACGATCGTGCAGATCTGGGCACAGGCCTATGAACGCCAAGACTCGGCGCGCCGAGTCCTGGCCTGTCTTAGGATCCGAGAACAGCTCGGCAAGATTTTCTGCCAGGTCCGGCAGACTGGTGGCCAAGGAGTCGATTTCGGCCTCGATGGCCTCGATGTAGAGGTCATTCTGATCCTTGGCGGTGGTCATGGCGGGGGTAGCTTTGCGGATGTTGGCCAGGAAGGGCCGAGGAAGCAGGTCAGTCAGTGTTTTAATCTTGGTCATGGTCATGGTCGTTATCTCGTGTGGTCGGGATGGTTAGGGCCGAGCAAAGCCCACAGGGCGGTGTTCATGGTCGATTTGGTTGCCTGCCAGGTGCGGGAATCGACCCGGGCATAGGCGCCCTCGCTTCCCGATGGGAGGGACAAGCCGGCGGCATGACGGGTCGCCTGTGTTGCGTTGATTCGCGGGGCCCAGGTACGCTGGGAGGTGGTGCTCATTAGGGTGGCTCCGTGTGCTGGGCGTTTCGAAGAGCATCCTCGACTGCAGCCCCGGTCGCATCCCGGGTCGCATCTTTTACAGTAGTCATGGCGGTTGCCTTCCGTGTTGGGTGTTCAGGACTGCAGTCTGAACAGCATCCCAGGTCGCAGCCCGGGTCGCAGCCCGGGTCGCATCCCGGGTCGCATCCCGGGTCGCAGCCCCGGTCGCATCCCGGGTCGCAGCCCCGGTCGCATCCCAGGTCGCAGCCCAGGTCGCAGCCCGGGTCGCATCCCGGGTCGCATCCCGGG